TGTACGGCGCGGCGAACACAATCCCGAACGCCGATGACACTGCCCACACCGAGTACCAGGCTTGCCCTTGCGGCCCGGGCCAAAACATGGCCGCTTTCACGTACGCCTTGTAAGTGACTCCTTGCTGCAAATCGGAAGTGAGGTCGAAGTTGGCGGCGTCACCACCGACCTCCCCCGTGTCATACACCGGGATGGAGGTGTCCGGGTTGAACCCGGCCGCCCCGTAGGTGACGGAGTCGAAGATTCTGCCCTGATACCGGTACTGATGATAGTTCTCCGACTGGCTGTAAACGAAGGCGACGTTGGGGCGGGCGTTGTTGGTGAAGTTGGTGACCGTGACCGCCCCGGCGGAGGGTTGGTCGGTGACGTCAACGTCGCAGTAAAGTTCGAAGACTTTCTGCCAACCAGCGGTGCCGTAGTGGACTTTGAACCATGTGACCTGGAGTTGCAGGTCGTTGATAACGGTTTGCGTCCAGGCGACCCCGTTAGGCCCCGAGTAGCAGAGGGGGCCGGCTGAGGTGACGATGGCGGTTGTGCCGCGGGTGTTAGTCAAGCCGCCGATGAATTTCGCGGTGGCGAAATGCGCACCAGCCGACGAGTTGAGGTTGGTGAGGGTGTCTTGGGTGGTGCCACCGGAGCCGTCGTTGGCGTTGCGGATTCGCACATTGACGGATCGGGCGCGTTGCGTTCCGCTGATGGTGATGTCGTCGAGGGACCAGCGGGCGTACCCCTTGTCGACGTTGCCTTTGACGAAGGTGCTGTCGGAGTTGTCGTTGACTTCGGTGATGACGGTGCCGCCGCCGGTCAACGTCAGGTTAGGGGCCTGAATGGCGATCCCGTTCGGCCGTAACACGGTGATCGTCAACGCCGGCCCCCACGCACCGCGTAGTCGCGCTGCTTCTTCGTCACCAACGTGGCGAGGCCGTCACCGTCGAACCGGAACGTGGCACCCGACAGGGCGTCGGCGACTGCGGCAGCGATAGCCCGCGGTGAGAAGTCACCGCGTTTGTCGCCGCGGCTCACGCTTACTGTTTCCGGGCCGGACTCGCCGACACCGATCAATGTGCGTTTCTTAAACAGTGACGGTGGCATACCGTCCCCGTACCAATGCGGCGACCGACTCAACCATGCCCCGTACGCCGCCGACGGGGAACCGTACACATCATGGATGTAGTTTTCGCCCCAACGGATTTGGGTGGCCCCGTTGGTTAGGTAATCCGCGCCCGCACTAGCCATTTTGCTTGCCGGCAGTGACTGCGGGATACCGGTCGCGCCGCTGGACGCGTTGTACGCGGCCGGGTTCCACCCGCTCTCGCCATTCCATAGGGCTATTAACGAGCCCAGTTGGCTCTGATCCCAGCCGTAATAGCGGAACAGGCTAAACGCATAATCCTGCAGAGCGGATAGGGTTCCCGGGGATGGTGCGGCACCGCCGGGGATGCTGGCGCCTGGTTTCGGCAGGCTGTCGAAGTATTGTTTGGCGACGTCCTTAGCTATCCCGTTTTCCCACGCGTTCCACCACGCCGTGCCGAGGAACCCGCTCGCCGAGTCGGAGAGCTTGAGTAGACCGGCGAGATGAGGTCCCCCAGCGTTTCCGATGAGCCCACCGGCCGCGAACTTTTGGGCGCCGTTATTGAGGTAGGCGAGGAGCGGAAGATTCGCCGCAGTCGCATCGGCGTTCATGATGAACTCACCGCTGCTGGCCGCGATCAGACGGTCGTCAGCGGTCGGTCCGCCGCCACCGCCGATCAGCCCGCCTTTCGCCGCGAGCGGCATCGACGTGTTCAACTTCTGGAACTGGAGAGAAACTTTCGCATTCCACCCGGCCGGGTCGGCGATCTGCTGAAGGATGCTCACCATCTCGCCGAGTTTGGCGACGACCGCCTCCTGCCCTTGCTGCCGGATCGACGTCATCACATCGCCTGGGGTGGCCTTGTACTTGTTGATCAGCGCATCCACCTGCGCGCGGGTGAACCCGGCCTGGATAGCGGAGGTGCGCAGCGCGTCCTCGTTGGTGTGTAACGAGTCGGTGCCCTGCTTTATGCTGCCGGTCGCCTTAGCCTGCTGCAGCGCCTGCTGATTGATGGTCAGGATTTGCCCGATCAACCATTCTTGGTTCGACCGGCCGTCGCGGGTGTTCTCCAGCAAGCTTTTACCGTGCGCCTGGATCTGCTGTGTTAGTGCCGAGTCGGCGCCCTTCCCGACATCCCACGCGTCAGCGAGATGTAACTGCCCGAGCCGCGCATTGATCTGATTGTTCGACAAGATGTCCAACGCGGTGGACATGTAGCCGAGCTCCGCGGTGAACGAGAACGCCGCGGCACGCGCGTCAGCGAATTTCTTTTTCGCGTCCTCTAGGGTCAGCTTGTTCTTAGCGAGGTATGCGTCCTCCTTCTGGATCTCCTGGCCCATTGCGGATAGCGCTGGACTAGCGGTGTCCGCGGCGGCGGCGACCGCTCTTTGAGAGGCCGCTGCTTTCTGCCCAGCTTCCGCCGAGGCGTTGAACTCTTTATTGAGCCGCTGCAGATTGAAGATCGTTTCTTCGCTGGGTTTCCCGCTCGCCCGCCACTTGTCGATCAGGACCTGCATCGCACCAGCGTTACCGGTCACACCGAGGGTCAGTTCCCCGACACTGATCCCGGCCTTCGCTGCTTTGTCGATGTAGCCGCCTTGCGCGAGGGTGTTGGCGAGAATCTTCTGGCTGTTGGCGTCAAAAGAGCCGCCGCTGTCCATCAGCGACTTGTTCAACTCTTTAATACCAGACGCGGTCGCCCTAACGGTTTCCGTGCCGTCACCTAGCACCTTGACGAGCACTACCGCACCAACAGCCGCCGCGGCGATGGCAGCAGCCGCTACCCCGAGACCCCCAGTTAGTAGTAGCAGGCTCAGTCTGGCATCCGCGTTAGCCGCCGCCGTAGCCTTAGCTGCTGCGGCTTGGCTGGCCATCGCCGCATCGAACTGGGCGGCGGAGCCCTCCGCTATGGCCGCCATCTCAACGCTGGACGCTTCGATCGCCGCGCTCGCCGCAACATATTGGGCGGCCGTCAGCCGGCTTGTGGCGCCGATGCTGCCTATGGCTTCATCCATTTGCGCGGAACTCGCGATAACGATGTCCGCGGTCTCCGTCGACGACGCGGCCACAAGGGCATTAGCGGCTGCAGCGGCGGCGGAGCGTTCCTGGAAGAATTGCCAGACCTTGCCAGCGGCGGCTATAGCCCCACCAAGGTAGCTAAGCGCCGGGCCGATGACCGAACCGATCTCAGTGGCCCAGTCCTGCAGCTTGGTGAGGACAACGTCGACTTTGCCGGAGAAGTTGTCGACCGACGCGGATGCCTGCCCCTGCACTCGCTCCGCCAGCTGTTGTAGAGCGAGGTCAACGTTTTTGGTGCCGTCAGCGTTCTTCTCCATGGTGATGCCGTAGGCGGCGAGGATTTTTCCTCCTGTACCGCCGAGGACCTTGGCCACCAACGTGGCCGCGTCCACGAGGTCGATGTGTCTCGCCGCAGCGATGTCCGCGGTGAGGCCCATCAGTTGGAGGGCCTTCGTCGGGTCCTGGGTCGCCTCGGTGAGTTTCTGTAACGCGTTCTTGGTGTCTTCTGCTCTGTGCCCGAAGTTCTCCTGCTGCTTGACCGTCTTCTCGATCTGGTCCGAGTAGTCACCGAAGGAGTTGCCGGTGTTCTCGATCGCAACCTTGAGTTGGTCGGTGGCGCGTTTCCCGTTCGCTCCCAACGCTGTCAGGGCGATGCCGGCTGCGGCGGTTGCCACACCGAATGTGGCGAGTTTTTTGCCTGCTTCGGATCCGTGTTCGCCGAGACCAGTGATCCCGGCGCCGATTTTTTCGATGGCTCCGCCGAGTTCGCCGCCGATCATGCCGCCGAGTTGCGAGAAGGCGCCCCCGATTTTGGCGGCTGCTTTCTCGCCGGCGGCCGCTGTTTGGCCCATTGCTGCGGATGCGCCGCGGTCTTCGGCGGTGAGGACGTATCGGAGGGTGCGGTCAGGCATTACACCCTCCAGTCCTCTACCTATGTTGACATAGGGCAGCTACCTATGTAGGGTCGTGGTGTGAGACGGACCCCGGCGTTACAGCGAGTTGCGGTAACGCTCATGGCGTCCCCGGCCGCTCGGCACTATGGCTACGACCTCACCAAACAGACGGGCATGCGTTCGGGAGTGCTGTATCCGATCCTGCATCGTCTGCTTGCCGCTGGCTGGCTTAGCGATGGCTGGGAAGACGAACGCCCCGCTGGGCGACCGCCTCGGCGGTACTACGAACTAACCGACCTCGGTCAACGTGAACTCGGAGGAAACCACCAATGATCATCGCCCCGTACCTGTTTTGGAGCTTCATCATCGTGCTCAGCTGCGCATTCCTAGGCTTCATCCTGCTCGGTGTAGTACCGAACGATTGGCTAGCCCGCTGGTTCGGTGACAACCCCGTCGGTCGTCCCGAGTAACACCTGAACATCGTAGTAGGTGAGTTGATCAACCTGATGCGGTAGCCAGTGATACTTCTCGGCGAACATTTTGATCAGTCGGTCTCGGTCTCCTCGGAACTCTCCTCGAAAGGGTCCTCCGGGACCAGCTCAATCCGCAGCTTCCCCGGTTTCAACTCACCCAACGCCCTCGAGTGGCCTTTATGACCGCGTAGCCACCAAATCAGCGCCTGCGCGCCTCTAGCTTCGTGTGCGTAGGCGGAGGCGAGAAGCGAGTCGGGGCCTTGGATGCGGGCGAACCCGGTTTCCTCCTCGATCAGAAGCATCTCCTGAACGCTGAGTTCCTCCCAATCCCAGTTGTCCCACTTCTCCTCGTAATAGATCACATTTACGAGCATCCGAGTCCCATCATTTGAATCCGGCGTTCCGTTCCCATTGGGTGAGCATCGCAGCTACCCGCCGGTCAGCCTCAGCCTGCCCCCGGAGCGCACCTTCGACGAGGAACGGGCGGGCCTGCTGCTCAACGGTCCAGTCGTTGCCGTAGACGGGGTGGGTGAATGTGCCGGCTTGGCCGCGGTTGTTGAGCGGCCCCGCTTCCGGTGCGATCCTCGAGTCGATGGACACTACTGCCGCGTTACCTTCGACGCGGACGGAAACGGCGCCCGGGATCCTGGTCGACCATGCTGCCTCAGCCCGAATACCGGCGGCGACCGGTTCAGCGGCGGCCCGCACCCCACGACGTAACGCGTCCGGTAGCCGACCGGCGGCGGTCCGCAGATCGGATGACAGTCGTTGCGCGTCGGTCGTGTCGACCTTGAATTCGATTCCAGCGGCCATCAGGCTGGGATGGCCTGCATCTCGTTGAACGCCAACAGGGCGAACTCGATCGTGATCCGCGCCGGGTTGCCGCCGTCTGGTTGCGGTGACTGCGACGCGACCGTCACCGAAAACACGGTCTGCTTCCGCGCGGGGACGTCACCTTCCCATTGCATCCCGATAAACCCGGACAGGCCGCGGGTCAGCAGGGTACGCACATCGGAGGACGTCAACGACATGAGGAAGTCCAGCGATGAGGTGGCCGCGGCGAGAGTGTTTTTGGAGACTTTCGCGGTCAACCCACCGGCGTAGGTGGCGACGTCCGCGAAATCCGCGGCCACCGTGAACCCTTTCACCCCGTCAGAGGGGATAGCTCCGGTCAGGTCGGTGCCAGCGTTGATTTCAGCGCGGGTCACCGACGAAATGTTGGCGACCGCCGGGTACCAGCAGATGTGCCGGATGGAAACCGGCACGTAGACAGTGGGTAGTGCGATGGGTGTTGCAACCATGCTGGTCTCCTACGAGGCGGATTCTTCGGCGGGTTGGTCGGGTTCGGTTGCGGTCACGTCGTTGCCGTCGAGGCGGCCGATCAGATCATCTTTCGTGCCGGTGGTGTCCAACCCACGCGACTCAGCCTCAGCAACCAGATCAGCTTTCAACCAGCCGGTGTAGTCAACCGGTTCCGGTTCAGGTTCCGGGCCGTAACCAGCGGCGGCGAGCAGTTCCGCGTCAAGTTCGTCTGGGGACGGTTCGAGTTCGGCTGGGCCTTCCTGCCAACCGGACCGTCCGAGGTGCGCCAACGACCCACGGGACGTGTAGACGCGTTGCCCCGGCAGGTTGGGGTTGTCCACCCAAATCATTTCGTCATCAGTCATCGGTGCCTCCCTAGAACTGGCACAGCGCTGCGGTGCAGCCGGTCGTCGGGGAATATGTGACGGTTGCTAGCCCTGTAACCGGGTCCGCGAACCGGGCCACCGGAAAGGGCCCCATCTTGTACTGCGCAGTGCCGGTAGCTGACAGGACTAGGTTGTGGCTTGCGCCGGCGACACCCATGTTGCAGGTGGATGTGGCTGGGCTTGCAACGGTGACGGTGATCGTGGTGCCGGTCGTTTTGATATCTAGGAATGTGTTGTCGCTGGGGACGAACGTGTCCGACGCGTTGACCGCGGTGTATACGGTCGCGGGCCCAGCCTGGGTTACGAGCTGCGCGGTAAGTAACGCCATGAGAAGGCCCTTTCAGACGGTGGTGTAAGCATCAATTTCGACGTCGAATTGGAGAGTGACCTGCGCACCGCCGCCCGATGTCTGCGCCGGCACAAGCGAATATGCGCCGAGCGAAGCGATCAGAACACTGGGTGTGTTGTTTAGCCGCGGGTTCCCGGCAAGCGTGGACCCAGCGGCGGCGAGGATGGCGAACGCCCGCGCCTCGGCTTTCAGAATGTCGCCGGAGCCTCTGGCGACCATGATCCGGTTGTGGACCACGTACTGATCTCGTAGCGGGTTGGCGCCCATAATCTCGACGGTGAACCGGCCCTCAACAGCTGGCACATCCTCGGATTGGTAACCGACGACGAGGAGGTCACGTTTAGCTGTCGAGCTGATGCCGCGGCTTTGCATCACTGTGACGTCAAGGGCCGCATCGAAAATTGAGGCGAGTGCGGCTTTCACAGCGGAAACGGTGGTGCCCCAGGCCATTTAGGCCACCACCGGGCGGCCGGCGCCTAACGCTTCCATCGCTTTGCGGGTGTAGAACCCCATCGTGGGACCACCTAGGCCACGTTCGTGTAATTCCTCGAGGCCGACGACCCCGCCGGCGCCGAGGCCGACACCGCGTTGCGTCTCCCACAAATGCTGCAGGATCAACAAGGCTCCCCGTTTGTACCGGGCTGGAACAACGGCGTAACCGGCTTGGTAGGTGACGTTGACGAGTCCTGTCACGGCCGGGCCGCGCATGATCCGCACTAACCCTGACGCCGATTGGGCGACCCGCATATCAGCGACGTTCCAAGTGATAGCCCCGTCCCACGACACGACCGAGGTCAGGGAGATGACCGGCGGTGACCATAACCGGAATTTGCTGTACTGCCACCAGTAGGTGGGCCAAATCTCCAGCTCGTCAACGATCGACACTACTTCGATGGTTTCGCCTTTGTAGTCCTCCACGACGGAGGTGATCATGTCGACGTAGGCTTGAATTTCGGTGTCGTCGGCGATGTCGTCGTCGGCGTAGTTCAGTTGGGCGCGGGCTTCGGCGAGCGTGACGATCGCCATACGGCTAGCCCTCCTACCTCGGGTTTGAACCACTCGGTGAGTTGCCACCACCGATGAGCCTCAGCTTCGGTGCGTTGCTCCGTAGGTATGCGAGACAACTGGTCTAACTCCACACGGAAGTCAAAGATCGTCCAGCCATGAGGAAACTCGCCTCTGACGGGAACTTCTCGCGAGACAACCCCTTTTTTGAGGTTCACCTCGCCTGAATGCTGTACGCCGCTGCGGCACCCGAGATCAGTTTCACCGCGCCGCCTTGGGAGAATCCGACCATCATGACCTGACCGGGCGCGCAGCAGTAACAATCATCCCCGTTGACGGTCGGCGTCGACCCGTCCATCGTGAAAAAGATGGGCGTGGTGGGGTCACGGTTCGTCAAATACAGGTTGATGTACGGGAACGTGCCGAACGACGGGAACGTGACCGTGTCAACTGTCGACACACCCAGGGTGGCGTGTTTAGCCCGGTTAACGGTAAAGGCAGCCACAGGTCACCCCTTGTCGGCGGCCTTGTCGGCGGCCGCCTGCGCCTTCTTGTGCGCAGCGGTTTCCGCCTTGTATTTGACCGTGATGGGTTCGAACAGATGCTCCCGGCCTTTGACGATCGCGGCACCTGCCTCAGCGAGGTCCCCTTCGGTGATGTACACGTTTTCGCCGTCGACTTCGGTGAGGACCGATTCGACTGCGATGAGAATGTCGTCAGCGGCCATCGGCCTGCCTTTCGTTTGGGTGAAGCGGGGGGCCGGGGAGGGGTTCGGCCCCCGCTCCGTATGTGGACTAGCCGACGACGCCGAGACGGAACGCGTTCAGGATCAGGACAGTCGAGTTATTTCTCCACCAAGCGAAGTAACCGCGGGTACCGGTCGGGAACTGGCCCTGGGCCGCGCCGAAGACGGTCGGGACAAGCTCAACATTCATCCCAACACGGTCAACGATGAGGAAGCCGTGGCCGAAGTCGCCCATCAACAGGACTTTGTCGCCGGTGACGTTGGTGGCGACCATGTCGGAGTCTTCGTACGCGGGGTATCCCCAAAGTTCGCGGGGCTGGCCGAGGGTGGGCCGGTTCCACGGGTCGGTCGCGAATCCGGTCTGCGCAGCGAACAGGTTCCGATATTTGTTGTAGGTGGTTTTCGATGCCAGATAGGAGGCGGCTACACGGAACCGGGGGGCCATCGCCGATTCGAGTGTTTCCGGGTCTTTGAACGACAGGGTTGAGACGCCGCCGGTCAACGTTACGAGGGAACCACCTGACTGGAGGGTGACGACACCACCCGCGGTCACACCAGTACCCGCGCCCAACGTGAACGAGTTCGACTCTTCCACGTCTTTCGCGTCACTCAGCAGTGCCATCATCGACGCCTGCAGACCGGACCAGTCGCCTTCCAACTCGACGGAGAACGGGATCCACGCCGACACGCGTTTGGGCTGCAACGTGGGCTGCAGGAGGGTCGGTGCGACGGAAGTTTCAGGCGCGAACTCCGCCTTACGGGACACAGTGACACCGGTGGAGGTGACAAGGTCGAATTCTTTCCCGGTGATCTGCTCTACCCGGCTGATCTGCCGCAGCGGGTTGATCGCCCCGTTCGACACGAGGATCACGGTCGGGTCCAGTTGGAACGGAACCGCGAACGAACCCGAGTCGGACTCACCCAAGTTCAGGATTTCGCCGTCTCGCCCGCCTGGCGCCCTGCCCGATTTCAGCGCAGCGGTGTAGGCCCGCAGATAATCAGGTGAGCCGGTGGCGAGGATCCGCCGCGCGACCCAGCCGGTTGTGTCGTCGGTGACGTATAGCTGCTTCTCGCAGTTGGCCTGCATCGTTTCCCGGCTGGAACCAAGTTTGGTGGCGCCGGGGAATGTGTGCTCCTCGATGGCCCGCATCGCGTAGTCCCGGTACAGGCCGGGTAGCTGCTCCTCGTTGCTGGCCTGCTGCCGGATCGCACCCAGGTTGTAAATGTCACCGCGGATGTGCACGTTCGGGGCACCGAAGGACTGCCGGCCGTTAGCGTTCGAGGTGCCCGGCGCGGGGCCGTTGTCCACGCCGGGGGTCAGTGATACATCGTGGGTGTTCGGGTTGGCGGCGTAATGCTCCGCGAGGATCGCGTTACGGGCATCAACCGCATCCAACGCCTCCTGATGCTCCCGACGCTCCTTCACGAGGTCGTTCCACTTCGCCTGAATGTCGGCAGGCAACACCGACGCCGGCCACCGACCGGCGATGTCGCTCAGCTCGTTGGTGATTTCGGGGATGCGGGTGCGGCGGCCTTCGATGGTCAGCGCGCCCAGATCATCTGGCATGGGGTTTCCCTTTCCGTTGTTTGCGGGCGCAGGCGCCGCACTTGCTTGGTTGTTGGGTGTTGGCTGCTCGATGGGGGGCTGCCCCGGCATCGGCCGACCTGGCACTGATTTGGTTTGGTTCCCGTCCGCATCCCAGTGGGAGTTGTCGGTATCCGTCTGGGGGGCGGAGTCGTCGTCGCCGTCGCCGTCCGGATCCCAACCGGTCGGCTGGATCGACGTGTTGGCGTTAAGAAGCCCCCCACGTGGATGGGGGGCTGAGGCTGTAGCAGCGGCCGCGGGTTCTCGCGCGGCCCCGGTGATACCAGTAATCAAACCGGCCTCGAAAGCCTGTTGCGGGGTGAACCACGTTTCCGCGGACATGAGCCCACGCCAATAGTCGGGCTGCCCGCCGGCGGTGTCCGCGTACACGCCGGCGATCTGCCCCGACACAGTGTCGAGCCGGTCAGCCATATGCCGTAGGTCCTTACCACCGCCCTCGGCGACAGCGAACGCGTCGTGGATCATCATCTGGGAGGTGCGGGCCATCAACCGTTGTTCACCCGCCATCGCGATCACCGAGGCGGCCGACGCGGCCAACGAATCCACCACCGTGGTCACCCCGGGTCGGGCAACCAGAGCGTTGTAGATGGCATAGGCGTCGAAGACGTCGCCGCCGGGGCTGTTGATGTGCACATCGACGGGGCCGTTCACCGCCCCCAGATCGTGGAGAAACTGTTGCGCAGTCACTCCCCAAAACCCGATCTCGTCGTAGATCAGGATTTGTGACGGACCGCCATCTAGGTTGGTGATCCGGTACCAGCCCTGGCCGTCACGCTCGCGCCGTGCCGTCATTTACGTGCCCCATTCCCGTTCCCGTTGGCTCCCGCCATGTCGGGCATCTTCATCGGATCAGGCATCCCCGGGTCTAGTTGTTTAGTTGCCGAGCCCGGTGGTTGCAGCTGCACACTGAGCAGGCCGGAATGCTTCAACGCTGTCCAGTCATTGTTTTTGACGGCTTTCACAACTGAAGGCGGTTCGAAGCCCTCACGGATCAGTGACGCGATAACCGCTGCTTCAGCTGTTTGGATAGCAGCAATGTCGGAGGCGTCTTCCCGCATGAACGGGATCCGGTCGTCATACCAGAGGGAGGCGCCGGGCGGGGTTTGCATGATCTGCTGCAACGAGGACGACGCGTTACCCCACAAATGGGCCATCGTCCCGTCAGAGAACCGACGCCGCGCTGCACCAAAGTTGCCAGCGTTAAGGGCGCTGCCTTCTAGGCCCTCAGCGAACCCGACCCACGACGGGGGGACACCGGCTGCTGCGGCCAACCTGGACTCGGCGCGGCCCTGCACGACGGCGTAGTCCATGTCTTTGAACGTGGATCCGATCGTTACCGGATCAGCGCCGCCACCGAGGAACATCGTTTTGTAGGCGTTGGCGACGCCGCGGTACTCCGTCTCCAACAGTTCTTTGAATTGGCGGACCATGTCGACACCGATGGACGGGTCGAACTTGATCGCCAGGTTCGGAGTCGCTGCGTTCTCAAAAAACCGGTACTTGTGCTCCGTTGACGCCTGATCGCCCTGCAACTCGCGCAACACGGGTGTGATCCATGATTGGCCGAGGAAATGCCGGTCAGGGTCGGGGATCGGTGCGTAGTGGCAGATTTGTTCTGGGGTGAAGAACCGGGCTTTACCGCTGGGCGGGTTCCACAGATAGCCGGCTACGGTGGTGTCCGGTGCGGTCCAGGGTGATTCGGCGTCCTCCTGTGAGCCCATCGCGATGGTCACCCACGCCGGATACAGGCGGTGGAGGGTGTTGGCGTTCCGCCTGATGTATGCCTGCCCGGAGGCGGAGGCGTCCCATTCCATGCGGGCAAGTAGGTCGGCGGTTACCCCACCTGGCCACGGGTTTTCGAGGACCTTCAAATCGCGGGTGCCGAACAAGTCCCCCGGCTGCGCACCGGAGAACATCGTCCATTGAAAGCGGATCTGTGAAAAAACCTGCATCCGCGCCAACACCAACGCGAACACCGGGCCGGAACGTTTCGCTGCCGCGTCAGCGGTCCACGCGATCCGTTCCTGATCGATGCCGCTGTAGGTGGTTTGCAGCAGCGGATAGTTCGCGCCCCCATACGAGAACCAGGACGCGTATTCGTCCAGGGACAGGTTGAGGGGCCGTCCGGCGACTGGGCCGACCTGGGTGTTAACCCGCTCCAACAGCCCCATCAGCAGCCTCTCGGAGTAACGCCCGAATGTGCTCAACTTGGCCGGGTTTCCAGTTGATGGGGACGCTGAACCCGCGGTCTGTCCTAGATACGACTTTGACGGTGCCGTCGGCGCCGCGCTGCATCGTCGGGTCGATGAGGTGCCCTTCAAGCTCAGCCGGGGCACTGCCGTCCTCAACGACACATCGTCGAAGGTGAGGCCCCACCCCGGGGCCAATTTCGACGATTCGCCAGTCGGCAGGAAAATCTAAGGACGGCTGCTCTGTTAAGAGTTCTTCGTCGATGTCCACCAGATATCGAGTCATAGCTGGTGTGGCTCCTCCGGCAACCCGCAATGGGAGCCCGGGCCAGCCTCCTTGTCGAGGAACACGCGAACCGAGGCCTGAATCATCCGGCCAAGAGCCAACGCGTAGGCATCGCCCGAGGCTGCCGCCGCATCCAAGTCGACATGGAGCGCCACGTTGACGTCGCGTGGAAGCTCCTTATGCGTTGGCAGATCAGGCATGCGGACGCCTCGGTTTCTTCGCTTCCCGCCAACCCTCACGGCACGCCACCGCGCACCATACGATCGCCAACCACAGCACAGCGAACGTCTTGAACGTCACCCAGCCCAGCACAAAGAACAGCCCAGCGATGAGGGTCAACGCGGTGCGGCCGGCGTGGACCTGTTTCGCTTGGGTGGTGATTCGGCTGACCGGGACACGGTCAAGAACTGACGTCACACAAACACTTCCTAGGGTTAGACTGCGAGTTGGACCGTTCGGCGAACGTGTCAGGGTTGCGCGGGAAATCCGCGCCAATGTTGCTCGGCGGACGCCGAACGGTTCAGCCGCTTGTATGCATTCGCGGCCGAGCGGACGGCCTCGTTATAGGTCTCTTCTGAGATGACCGTCCGCATACCGTGTTCCTCGTTGATCCGAATCACGTCGTCGATGAATTGCTTCGCACGGTCAAGAACTGACGTCACACAAACACTTCCTGTCGTATAGTCGGGACAGCTCCCCGCATCCCTGTGGTGCGGGGAGCCGGCGGCTGGCTCTGCCGTATAAACCCAGCAACGCCATGGCCTGGCCCTCTGGCAGCAAGCGCCCCCTCCCATCGGTACGGGGGCGCTTGTCTATCCGAGAAGCACGAACGGTGTCAGCGCGGTGCGGGTCGCCAACCCGTACAGGGCATCGGTGAACGCAACTACCGGGCTGATATCGGTTGGGCCTTTCCGGGCCCACACATGCGCATCCCCGAGCGGCCGTTTCGTTGCACCAGCCACCGCCGCAGCAACCTCAGCCTGGCCGTAATGCCGCAGATAGGGTTGATCACCCATCACCGCGCTGATCATCATGCCGAACGCCTGCCCGGCCTGCACCGACGTGACCGGTGTGAGCTTCACCCCGGCGTCCACAAGCGCTGCCTTCTCGCACGCTGCTGGGTCTTTGTCGTCGAGCATGGTCGCTGCTGGGTGGTGTTCATCCTGCAGTTCACGCATCCGGGCCGGCATCCAACTGGTGCCCGGCCGGTACTCAACCAGCTGCGCGTACACCTCGCCGCCGCGTCGGCCGACAACGGCTATGGAGCCCATTTCGGCGTCCGGCCATGCCGCCGATAAGGCGAACACGACGGGGGCGTCTGGGCGGCCCTCAGCCCCGGCACGGGCATTCCAAGCTCGAGCGGGGATAACGATCTGTGCCGCAGCCGGGTCATCCCACCAGCCGAGCCGTTCACGGGCGAACTCCGCCGGCGGCAACGCGCGCCGCTCCGCGGCCACATAATCCACCGAGATACGCCGGCCGAGGGCCGGATTTGAGCGGGCCCAACGGTCCCGATCATCCAAAGCGCACCCAGACGCGGTTAGTTCATGCGAACAGGACGGTGATGCGCAGGAACCGGGCAGGTCGTCGCACCATTCGATGTAGGCCAGTGACGGGTCATCACCCGGCCGGCCCCGATCCCGGATCGACCGCAAAATCGCCGACTGCGCCAACCCCGCAGACGACCCATACACCACCTGCGGATCAGGAACCGCCGACAACGTCGGCAACAACGCACCCATATGCGCTGGTTGCAACGCGAACGCCTCATCCAACACAATCTTGTCACCGGTCAGACCACGACCGCCGCCGGAGGTGCGGGCCTTGAAAATTACTCGCTGCCCGGTGAGTAGCTCGATCGCCTCGTCACCGGCGCCGCCGTAAACCCGCTTCAACCGTTTCCGAAGCCAGCTCGAGCCCTCAACCAGCCCTGCGAGGTCCCGAAACGCCTCCTGCGCGGTGCGGAACTCGTGCGCCGACCACACAATCAGCCGCTGATCCGTCACAAACAACCAACCAAGCGCCGCCTGCTGAAACAAGGCCGTCTTCAAGTTCTGGCGGGAACAAATAACCGCAACCTCAAACGCCGCCGCCCTGTTATCCGGCCGAGTAGCGAACATGACATCCAACGCCATCCGCTGCTCCGGATCCGGCGCAAACCCCGCCACATCAGCCGCCAAATCAGCGACAATAGGCCCCAACGTCTTCGCCGACGGTGGAACCGACCTGTATGCGGGTCTAACCAGCTCGGGTGCGGTCACGCCTCGCCTGAAGCTCATCCACAGGATCGTTCACAGCCTGCGCACCCTCGATTGCGGCGTCAAACAGCTCCCGGGCCTGCTTCAACAGGGTTGAGTAACCCATCAACGACGTGGACCCATCGATTCGCCGCGCTGCTGCCATCGCGAGGGCACCCCGCGGCGTCTCCAACCGGCTCGCAGCCTCCAAATCGCGTCTGAACAGCGCCGAAACCTCACCCTCAGCCGCCAATTTCGGCAATTCAGCCACTACCGGAGCGCCCCGAGCCTTCCGATTCCGGCACCGAGCCGAGCAATACCGCGACGACGGCTTAACCGCCTCATACTCCTCACCGCAGATGTCGCACCGACGAATCACGCGCACCTGCCCTTCATTACCTAGCGTCACCGTTACGCCAATCACGATGCGTAACAGCCTGAACGGTGGATGTAAATTTGCGCTGAGAGGCAGTCAGCGGTGTTCATGATTCCGTGTGGCCCCTCCCCCCCTATTGTGTCCCTCCTCCGGTGGCAGTGGGTGACGACAGGGGGGGTGGATCAGCGGGGTGGTGTGGGTGTCGGGTGTGGGTGTCAGGTGTGGATGTCGGGTGCTGGCTGTGTTGATCGTTTGTGTCCGTTATGCGTACAGGTAGGTGCGTACGTTGTGTGCGTACGTCGTACTACCACAGCGGTAAGCGTCCGTGTCTGTGTGTGCGGTTGCGTCGTGCTCCGTCTGTGCGGTTGCACCGCATGTGGCATGGGCCGATGTAGGTGTCGCGGTTGGTGGTGTGGCCTAGGTCCCATCGTTGCCATGGGTCGATGAGGCGGTTGGGGTAGAGGCACACCGGTTGGGCGCAGAGCGTACGACCTTGAGCGACGATGGGTTCCCATTGTGCGCGTGTCCTCTGGTGTGCTCCGCCGTATCCACGCTGTGCGGTGGTGAGGGTCATGGTGTACCCCTTCGGCTGTGTACCCCTATGCCCTGATGGGTGCCCCGACTATGTGGTGTGCCCCCGTCTGTGTGGTGTGCCCCTGAGCGTGGGCGTTGCAATGCCACGTGGCGTTGCCCATCGCTAACCACTCGTACTCAATCTAGCTGAGTATCCCCATCAGTTGAGGTGTCGCCCCGTTCGGTTGGGTGCCCTCGGTGTGGGTGCTGATGAACACGGGTACAACGTTGGTGCCGAGTTCTTTCAGTTGTTCAAGGAGTTGTTCTACCTGGCCGTTCTCGATATGCCTGCGGTAGATGGGTAGGACGGTGGGTCGTTCAAGGGCGGTGGCTATGCGCTCGAGTGCTGCAGCGATACGTGCGTCTGTGTCCATTTAGGTGCGAGCCCGCCATTCGAGGATGGAGCTGGTGAGCAGTAGCGGCACTGTGACCATCTCAAGTACCACCCCGAGCATGCCTACCGTCGGTGGAGTTGTGGCGGCCAGGTATGTGATAACGAGTGCCCAGCCGGTGATGAAGATACCGAGTGCGGCGAGTTTGACCTTTTCGTAGGCGAGTAGTTGTTCGTCTTTGTCCATTAGGCGCTTATCCCGATCCTGACCGGTTCGTGGTCTCCGCCCTCACTGCATCGGACAGGATCAACGTCGTCATATGGATCAGGTTGGTTAGGTGGTGCTAGGTATCTCATGTTGTCGCCGATCCCAGTGCGGATCATGAGGGATGCGCATTTCTCGCACATGAATCGTTTGGGTGCGTTGGCTAGATCGGTCATGGCGTCATGCTATGCCAATGAATGGTTGGGTGGTGGGTGGTGGTGTTGGTGAAGGGCCGCCGGATGTGGCCCATGCCCGTGCCTGCTCATCGGTGAGGTAACCAACCTGCACCGTTTTGTAGGTGTTGCCGTCGATGACGAACATGCGGCCGCGGTGTTTGGTGGGTTCGGGGCGGTGGGTGACTTGTTTGGCGAGTAGGTCCCAGGTGTCCTGGTCGGAGTCGCCACCGAGCACCCGGTATTTGAAGTTTTCGCGGGCTGCTCCGCCGTCGACGGTGCCGAAGATTGAGGCGACACCTCGTTGTGGGGTGACCATGACGTGGATGCGTCGTTTCCGTCCGCCGAATGAGAGCGCGCGGAGGGTGGTTAGGGCTGTGCGGTCGAGGGCACCGGCGGTGCGGTTGGGTTCTTCGACTTGGAGGAGTATTCGGTGTGGGCTGTAGTTGGGGTCTGCGTCGGCGGCGAGGTTGCGTTGGTCGAATATTTGGGCTAGGTGGGCGAGTGTTGCGGTGGCTTCTTCGACGGTGCGGGCGTAGGTGACGCCGGGTAATAGGTGGTCGCCGTCTTTGACCCAGTCGGTTGCGCGGTCTAGGTCGATGACAATCAGTTGGCCGCCTTGGTGGAGTATTTGGCAGCCCAATAGTTCGGCGGCTACGGTTTTCCCGCCGCCGGATGGTACGGACAGCATGATGTGTGGTGTTTCGTTGTCGAGGTCGATAACAACGGGGCGGCCGCGTGACCCGAGGCCGAGTAGTAGTTTGCTGGATTCGACAGCGAGCAGATGCAGCTCAAGCTGGTCCCAGGTGACGCTATCTGGTGGTGGTGGTGCGTGTTGGAGTCTTATGGTCGGTTCTCCGATTAGGTCGAAGTCGGGTTCCCATTCGCCGCCGAGTGTTCTTGAGGCGATTATTGCGGTGTGTTCTAACACTGGGTCTAGGCGTTGGTATTCGGAGGGTGGGAGGAGTGTTACTCCGGTTTTGTGGTAGTCGTTGCCGGCGAGGATGACGTCGCGGGGTTTGATGCCGTCATCCCAGCCGACTGTTGCCCGTAGCCCGTCGAACAGTGGGTTGATGACGTCTCGGCGTAGGCCGCGGGTGGTGGCCCAGCGCCAAATGTTCCAACCCCACCATGCGGCGATCAGCGTGGCGGCGGTGAGTAGGGCAGCGACGGTGAGGGTGCGTTGGGTGAATAGGCCGATGATGGTGAGCAGGAGTACAGCGACGCAGCCGTATCGGACAGCGATACGGACGAGGACTGACGCGCGTGTCCACGGTGATACACCGGTGGGGTCACCGGTGAAGAACGTGGACCGGTTGAATTGGTCCAGGTTGGGGTCGACTAGTTGACCGGCGAGCCATCTGCGGGCGGTTTGGCTGCGTCGCGCTAGCACGATGGTGATGCCGACGGCGAGCAGGACGACGATCACTGGTGGTTGATCGCATATCTAAGGGCGCGTATATACGCTTGACGTTTAGTCAGTCCCCATCGGTGCGCTTGAACGACTGAACCCTTCGTTACGCGACCGAACCAGAGACGCCAGATAGGGTGTTGCTGGACGTCGACATGCCAGTTCCCCAGAGTCCATGTCAATGTCATCGCCAGGTGTCGCCGTGTTTGGTGAGCACAATCATTCGCCGCGGTTCGGGTTTGGGGCGTGTGCCGCGGATGCAGTAGATGAGCATGGCGGTGATGATGGGGAGGATGATTGCTGCTAGTAGGTATTCGCCGGCCATTTAGGCTTCTTTGGGTATGCGGTCAGCTACGCCGGCGGCTCGGGCTTCTTGGTAGCCGCGCATCGCGTAGTCAAGTTGCCCACGGTTGATGTGCGGCGGGTTGAGCACATTGTTGGCCATGTTCCACATGAGGATGTGGATGCTGTAGTGGCATCCGTCGCAGACGCTGATCAGGTTTGGTGCACCGGTTTTACCACCACAGACTTGCGGGAGTATGTGATGCCACACATAGCGGAGTGTGCGGGGTCGGTGGGTTACCGATATTTGGCAGTGGTCAGCGTGACCAACACCTTCAAGAAAGGTTAGAGCGGTCATGTCACGTTCCGAATGGTCTTCCCGACGTAGACCTGGATCCACCATCGGTATCGCGTGAGCATCACATGTACGACGTGCCGCGGTCCCCACCATTCGATGGAGATGGTTCGGTCGTCGTTGCGCGAAACGAGTGGTCGAACGGTCATAGGACGATGACGCCTACCACAATCAGGATGATGATGATGAGAAGAATCCACGCCCACCAAGGCATGACGTTATTTGCGGAGTAGGCCGATGAGTGCGGCGAGGGCGATGACGCCGACTTCGATGAGGATTGCGATAACGGCGGTGTTGTCCCATCCCATGGTCAGGTCCTTTCTAGTCGGGCCATTCGATGATGTGCCATTGGTGTAGGTAGCAGTGGCCGAGGTCGCGGTAAATGTATTGGGTGCCGAAGTCGTCGCGGATGGTTATGACGCCGTCGTGATGTTGCAGGTATCCGAAGTTGTTGGTGTTCCATAGTTCGTCGACCACGGCTGTGCGTGGGTCGGCTTTGAGGATTCGTATCTTGTCGTTTTCTCGGCGTATGAGGATGTCGCCGATTGCGTTGCAGCAGGGGTAGGTGGTCATTGGCGGTGCCCGGCCCGCTTGTCACGGGCCGAGCCCGCGCACCCCACCTGTGACCTCGGGGGAAGTGACGGTGGGGAGGAGTTGGAGTTGTCCGGTCGACTGGGCGGACTACTCCGGTACGTCCACCTGCCAGTGGACATGGTGAACGTAGGAGTCACCCTAGCTTGTGGACGAATTGTGGACAACTGTCGGGTCATGGGAGCAGCTCCGGGTGCTCTGGTGTGTACAAGGCGACGTCGTCGGATTCCATGCGAGCGAACCCGTAGGGGACGAGCCGGTAGGTACGTTCCGAGAGTTGTTCGCCTTGCACCACGAAGCGCGCCTTGGCCGGCGGTTTCCCGTCATCGTTCATGACCCTGGTTTTGCCGTCCGCTGGGCCACCAACGAATTTCGCAATCATGAGAGGAGGCCTAGCTGGTCGAGCCGCTCGAGGAGCTCGGCGCGGGCGAGTTTGCCGTCGAGGACGCGTTGTGCGCAGGCGAGGGTGGCTCGGCGGAGGCGTTTTTCTTCAAGTGTGCGGTCTTCGTCGGTTTTGGGGCGGTAGATGAGTGGCCAGGGGTGTTCGTCGGCGTGGGATTGGATGCGGGTTGGTTGTTTCCGGCCGGCGATGACGAGTTCCCGGTCGGATGCGATGGTGTCCCGTCGGCGCTGTTTTTCGGTTTGGATGCGGTCAGCGGTTGGGGTCATCCGGTGTCCTCGGTCGGGTCGGTCGGCGGGTCCAGCTCATCGGCCCAGCGGCGCAGGTCAGTGATCCGGGCGGCTAGCACCGCGGCGGTTGCCCGCATGTTCGCCGCTGTCTGTTTGCGCCACTGGTCATCGGTGCCTTTCATGCCTGATACCCCGCGCCAACTCCTGATCTCGCCGCTGCGGGACTTTTAGCCTTCCAGTGGGGTGTCGGTGACCACACGTGCCAAACAGGGCCTGACGGTCTGATGGTCTGTTCGAACGCGGGTTTGCCGTCGCGGCGTTTCACAGTGGCTGGATCGAGGCAGGCGTCATCGCGTCGGTGACGGTCGAACCCTTTGATGTCGCCGAAGTGGCGGTGACAGGTCGGGCAATGGCATTGGGCCAGTCCGGACCACCGTCGTCCGCAGCGTGGGCAGAGTGCGTAGCTCATGCGGTGTCGTCCAAGACGGCGCGGAGACGCTTCGAGATCGGATCCTCAGGGGGCTTCGCTGGAGCCTCGGGTCGCGCTACGTGGTCCCGGCCATCTGCTTCGGCCCACTCGATGAACAGTTGTGGGTGTGCACGCCAGCCGCAGGAGCAGACGGCTACTGATCGAGCTACGGGGACGTGTTCGGTGGTTGTTTGGTGGTTGGTCATGCGGTGTCTCCGATCATGCCGCCCAAATGGCGGAGGTAGGTGGACCCGAAAACACGCTGACAGCGTCCACAAGCCACTGACATGGCCCCGGCCTTGTCCGGCCACAGATCCCCGCCACACATGCGCCCAGCACCGTCCTGGGACGGGCAGCGGCCTACTGGGCGCGCCTGCGGCGGGCACAATCCGTGAACGTTGCGCAGCGCGTTCCAGCACCAGTCGATTTCGGCTTGGTAGTCGTCGACCCAGGGTGCGGCCGCAGCGTGAGCGGCGTGGGCGGTTAGCAGGCGGACGCTGGCGAACAAAGTTCTGTTGAGGCTGGCGCCGGCCAACCCTCGCCAGTCGCATAGCGCCTTAGCCCACTCGTCGAGCACGCCTGCCACATCTGGCACGTCAGTCGCGTAGTGCCCGGTGGCGTGGTTACGAGAGTCCAGGAGAGCCACGACGGACAGCCGCATCGGAGCTGGGGCTGAGTCGCCTTTGACGTGCCGGTGGGGGGCGATGTCATCCGGAACACTTCCGATCGGGGTGACGAACGGCAGGGTTGCGTACAGCTCAAGGATCTGTTCAAGCCGGTCGTTGATGCGGTCGAGGCAGGGTTGGCAGAGGTGGCCGATGGTGGCGCGGCGGTGGTCGTGGGCGGGGACGTTGAGACATTGCCCCTCAACCCAGACGTGGCCGATGGGGGCGCCGCAGTGGGGGCAAGGGCTAACCGCCATCGGGCTCACCGTCGTTCGGTCGTTCATCGACGAGGCTGAACTCGCAGTAGCACGAGGAACACTCCGCCTCGTTCGGTGAGAACTCCCAGTGGGGACCTTCCCAGCCACATTCGGGGCAGGGATACAACACTTGGCTAGCCGCCATCGGCACCGTCCAGGATCTCGTCAAGCTTCCACCACTGCTCCAGGTGGTACGCCTCCCGAATCTCGTCGATGGCTTTGCCGCGTTGTATCGCGGTGTCGGTGGCTGCGGTCAACATCTCCGTCAGTTTGTCCACCTCGTCGCACAGATAGTGGACGTCAGCGGTTTGGTCCTGATGCCACGCGGTCAGAGGCCAGCGCGTCCGGATTACGCCAGTGTTGATGTCGGTCATGTTGTTGCATCCAGGATTCGTCGCAGCGAACGCCGCATGAGCATCGACGAGGAGACGTCATCGGCCTCGTCGATGTACCGCCGCACCTCGCCGAGTTTCGCTTCGGCGTTGAACGCGTCGATGTTCGCTAGCCGCAGCTGCTCCTCCAACACGCGGATCTCGCGGATGAGCAGGATGATGCGGTTCGGGTCTGCGCCCAACTCTGGGAAGGTTGGGGTGATCTCGGTGTCGGTCATGTTGTGGCCTCCAGCCGGGCCCGCAACGCCGCCTTCGCTGCGTCACCAGCTCTCGGTGTCCACCGCCGGAAGGGATGGGCCGAGATCTCCGGCATGGGCTGCCCGAGGCGTTCGTATTTAGCCACCATCGCAGCTTGAAGGACTTTCGACGCTTCGAGGTAAGCCTTGTGCGCCGCGGACTGCTCGTAGGGCACCGCAGCGATCGCCTGATGATGCTGATACGCGGCTGCGCGGTCAGCGAGGTCGGCACGTTTGGCTTTGACGATGGCGCGGACGTGGGTGGGCATCAGCCACGCATCGCTGTTGCGGAAGTAGTCGCGGACCGCTTCGGCGCATTCGTCCGGGGTGTATCCGTCCAGTGCGTCGGCCCAGGCGACGGCGTCGGTTTCGCCGATGGTGCGTCGGTCGAATGCAGCGACGAGGGCGAGCAGGTGGGCCGCGTCGGCGGGTGTCATGGACGTCCCCCATGGTCTAGGGCGTTGTCGAGGTCAAGAGCAGCCCACACGAGATTCCACGCGGCGTTATCGCAGTGAACGCAACCATCCCATTCGCTGTCAGCGCCGTGGACCGCATCTACGGCGGTCCAGTACTGGGTGACAGCTGCGCGAAACACGGCTAGGGCTTCCTCGATCATTGGATGGCCTTCCGTTCGAGACGCTTAGCAAGATCCAACCCAGCGGCTACCCGCTGGTCGGTTGTGGACGAACGGTTCGGGGTCCAATCAGGGCTCAGGCGCGCGCGCGCGTTCCCTGATCCCTGTTCCCTGATCCTTTCCTTTCCCTGATCCGCGGGCGCGCGCGAGGGTAGTGAACCGTTCACTGAACCGCTCCGTGAATCGTTCACTGAATCATTCACTGAATGGTCATGGAACGGGCACGGAGGAAGCCGTGAAGGCTGCGGCCGATTTATCCGTTGATGTACCGCCCACTTCGGGGCATGTAGGTAATTTCGGCCACCAGCTTCGTAACGGCACACCGGCGGTTCGTCATCTTCCGCGCTGGTCGTAGATGCCATCAGCTGCAGCCAAGAGTCCATCTTTTTTTCGGTAACGTTTCGGTCAAGTGGGAACAGTTCCGCCACGATTAGACGCATGTCGTCGACGCCGCGGCCCTCATCATCAAGGTATCCCCACAAATAAATCCACGCGAGACGCACAACCGGAGGCCATTGACCTACCGTGAGGCTGCGCCGAACCTCTGGTTTCACCGCGCGGATCCGTGCCATTCAGGCTGCCTTTCCCCCGTCATCATCCCGCCCCACCATCGCGTCGAGCAGGTCCTGCGCCGGCCGTGTGAGGGGCGGTAACCAGTCCCGGACGTGCATGTACTCAGCGGCCGCGGCCCGCATCAGGGTGGGTGCACCCCACCGGGCGGCGAGCTCGAGGCGGGCTTCTTCCCGGCTCATGGGTTGTCCCCGCATATGCCATCCAGGATGCGTCGGGTCCGACACGGCCAATCCAGCATCGGGTCGCACTCCTGGCAGAACTCCTCGCTCCAACCGTAGGAAGTGTGCAACTCGCTGATCGCCGCAAGCATCTCCTCCAACTTGGCCAGACGCCGGTCCATGTCATCGCTCAAGGGACACCTTCAAACAAGCCCACCCATGTAGCGAGTTCGGCTTGCAACTGGTCGAGGTCGTCCGCGATGCGGCGAAGAACCTTCTCGCGTTGCGTCCACGCTTCGGGCGGTGCCGGGTCGGCGTGCTGATCGGCTAGTGCCCGTAGCCAGATAGCGTGCACTCCCAATGATGGGCGGCCGCATGGGTCGGTGGTCATCTCGCTCACGGCTCGTACATCTCTGCTGGCCAGTCCCGGGACCGGTAGGTGTGGTATCCGGTGATCAACCGGTACCGGATTTTGCGGCCATCCCGATCAGCGACCACAGGAAGATACGCATAGACCACCGAAGTGTGGTCAAGCAGCTTGTTCCACCCGGCGTGTTCCATGCCTTCCCGGCTGGAGTTGGCGTCATCCTTGCCGGACTTTACTTGGACGAACAGGCTGTATCCGGCGCCGATGGCGTGAATGTCGTAGACGCCTTTGCTGCCCGGGGTCCGCTTAGCTTTGTAGCCGCGTTTGGTGAGGTCTTTAACGACCCGGTATTCGAAGCGGCGCCCAGCCTCGTACTGGCGGTTAGGCATCAGCCATCTCCCGTACTGGCTGAGGCTGGATAAGCATCCGCACAGCCCGCTCTGGTTCGGGGAATAGGCCGGGTCCGGGCTGCGGCGGTGGCTGCGGCTGGGGTTCTGGGTTACGCCAGCCGGGTGGCCGGAACTCGATGCAGTGGTAGGCGTCGAATGGATAAGACTCGAATGGTTGCTCAATCCACTCTGGCGGAATGCTGTTATCGATAACCACATTGGCGAGAATGGGACAGCCGTAGCCCTGGTCCCGCTCGCGATATGCCTTGTCGCGCAGGCAGCGGTCACACCAGTTGACTTCCCACAGTTCAAACTCGGTGTGATTAGAAAACGCTGTCTGTCGACCCATCAGGTCACCTTGTTGAGGTAAGCCTGCATATCCTCCGCTGTAGCCTTCTCCGCAGCCACACCGGTCGCCCGGGTGAACTCGGTTTCCACATCACCTGATGTCCACCCGTCCGGTGCTAACGACAGGATCCGCACCCACAAGTCATCAACGTTCGGCGGCAAATCAACATCTACCTGCCCTCGCGGCGTACGGGCCACACCCAGTTCATGCGCCCGGGTGGTAGCCAACTCGACGATGCGATCCGTCTCCGTCTTCTCAAGCCCGGCGCGGTGCAGCTCGTCAAGGATGCCGAGGAGTTCTTCACGGGTGGCAGAGCTGGTGATCTTCATGTCAAACGACAGATCACCACTCAGCGCTGGCAACGGAGGCCGCTCGGGCACTTCCACCCATTCCGAGATGTCTATCGGTTGTCCAGCTACTAAATCCGCTGACTGCCCAGCGACTAGCTGCCCGGGGGTGACAGCTTCCACCTCAATCGCCGGAACCAAATACCGCAACGTGACCCCCTTGCGTTTCACAACCCGTTCCTCAAGCACCAACGCCGCCGGCAAATAACCCTTCGTACGGGCCAGAAACTCAGCCACCGCCGGCAACTCGACCGCGGCGTAGTAGCCATGGGATTCGAGCCGCCACACACCCAGACCGGGGACATCCCGCAACATGACGTTGAGTCGGGTGGTGGGTTTACATTCCCGCCGTTCCGGGTCCGGATCACACAAGCACGGCTGATCGGTGATCACCTCAGTCGTACCGTCGCAACGCCGGGTGCAGCCACCACCGGACCACGTCTCGTACCACTGCGACACGGGTTGCGGTGGGACAAGGATGGGGACACGGGTGGCATCGGTGATCACCTCGAACCCGGGTGGGCCACCACCTTGCGGCTGCCACGCATGCACCTCGCCGCCGTATAAGCGGGCCACATGCTGCAGGAGTTCACGGCTGTAGGACGTGAACCGGAATTGGGACAGTTTGCTTGGGCGGGTTTTACCGTTGCTGGTGGGGACGACCTGCCCGAGACGAATCCGCCCGAGTTCGCGGGCCCTGATCTGAAGATCAAGTATTGGCATGACGTCGCGCCGTCCTTTTTGCCTCGTACTGGACGCAGGCAACCCTGCGGCATTCCCGGCATTTGACAAGCCCATCTCTGGGCGTGATGTAGACGTTCGTTCCCGTTAACGGATGTCCGGCACGGCAGCTGGTCCGGAACGCGATTCGTGGCTGCGCGCGGACATTCTCCCCTTGTGTGACAGCGCGGAGGTGCTTCGGGTTGAAGCAAGGAGGATTAGCGCAGAGGTGGTCTAGCACCAGATGCGCAGGGATTGGACCTACGTAGATTTCATATGCACGCCGATGGACGTAGACCTGTCGCTGCTCATCCTCGATCCATATCGCGCCATATCCCATGTTCGTCCAGGCACCGGTCCACTCCCAGCATTCACCGACGATCTGACGCCTCTTGAGAATCTTCTCAAGAATTGGGCTCATACGTGCTCGCTCTCTTCCACATATCGGGCCATAGACTCAAGTTCTCTCCGCTGGTCGGCTGGTGAAAGATTCGTCCAGTAGTCCCACCATTCACGGCAGGGCTTGCAGACCAGTCGGCCATTTCGAACGGCATAGCCACGTCTTTCATGGCAAATCTCGCATGTGCTCATGGCGTATGTCTCCACACATACGCGGCTAGAGCAAGCGCGCCAACGACAGCTGAGCCACACATCAACATTGAGAGGGCGAGTATGGACAAGGTGACCATCTGCCGACTCCTCTTGATGTCCTGTCCCCGTGTACTGATGTGAAGACGTCCGCGTTGAGTCCAGCTGGTTATCTCAGTGAGACCTGCCGGGCATATCCCGGTGGGGAGGGAAGCGTGCCCACCCTGGAGTTCTACAAGCCCGGCGATGATCCAGTAACGCCCGTCAGCATGATCGTCCAGTGCGTAGCGATGAATGGTCATGCGGGTATTTCCTCCTGCACCGTGGGCAGTTTCTCCGGCGGCCCAACCACCCGCGACGCCGGCCCATCCGGGGCGTTATCCTCCGCCGTCTCTTGCGCCGCCAGAAACTTCTTAAACCGCTCGTCTGATGTGTCCATGTATCGCAGCGCATAACCCTTGACGGTGCCGCCCTCCATACCCTTGGGCCGGATATGCAGCACGCGCCCCCAATCGGTTGCGGGTGGCTTAACCTCAGTACCCTCAGGCTTTGTCCATCCCACCGTGCACCGCCGATACGCTGCTAGTTGGGTGCCCGCCTCTGACCAGATGGCCTTACCAGTTTTGTAATCAAGCATGCCCAAACCATCGCCCAACAAAGGGATCCGGACTATAGCGTCAAGCGTACCCGCATAACGATGCTGAGGATTAGCCACAGTTAGTTCGGTGGCCTCGAACTGCGGCTGCCAATCATCCAAGAACCGGGCGAATCCCTCGACGAACGGGCGCTGCTCATCGGTGTATTCCGGGGTTGGTTGCCCCAATATCTGGGCCTCCAGGAATTTGTGGATGGCGCTTCCCAGGTTCTTCGCCTTGTCGCTTTTCCGTTCGGATGCTTTCTGTATCCACAAAGTAATCTCGCGGCGGGCCTCGTCACCCCGAGCCTTAACGAGGTCGGGAATGCTGTCGACCGCGCATTTCGCGGCTTCCCACGCCGCCCAATGCTTCAACTCCAGCTTCGGCACACCATGCTCAAGAATCGTGGTGACGGACATAAACCGGCCCATAGGCGTGTTGTAATACCGGTAGCCGTAGCTATCATTGGCGGGCTGCGGTGGGCCCTTCGGCCGGCGAGGAGTCACCTTACTTCCGACGCAGCCTCTAGCCAGGAACGACCCGATGCCTCACGTACTGCGGACAAAGCGGAACGTGAGGGATATATCTCAATTGCGCCAGGTTGAGTCAACCAGCAAAGCACACATTGGCCTGTGTCAAACTCGGCCACCTCGGCGACTACGCCCACTGGTGCGGCTACTCCTGGACCGGAGGTCTCGCGGATTAATCGCCATGTCTTCATGCGCTTTTCTCATCTCCGTTTTCTCTGCTGCTTCCCGGTTTTCCCCATACCTGAGCTGCGCCGCGCCGCCCCCGACGAGGATCCGCCGGAGCATTTGCTGCACATCATGTTCCCGGTGAGGAATGCGATGATGCCGACATGGGCCGCGAGTTGTGAGCAGGACAGGCCGGCGCGGCTGTCACCGTGGGGTGTGTTGGGTGATGTGGTGTTGATAAAGGCGGATGATGACCCGGCTGATCGGATGTCGTTTCATGGTGTGTTCCTTTCTGTGGCGGCAGGGGTCCGATGGTGGGGGGAATCCACCGAACCCCTGCCGCTGTTCTCAGCCCCGCCTACTCCACCACTGTGATGGGTTGCGGGACTCTCGTCTTCCCTTGGTAGAGCTGTGTGAGTCATGCCAGAGGAAGGAGCTTCGCGTGTCATCTCACGTATTTCGACGCCGTCCAATGTTTGCAGTACCTGCAGCATTCGTTCATCGCCGTAACGTTCGATGTAGAGCATGACGATGTGGTCCGCTTGGGCATCAACCACGACCCGTCGGATGGTGCCAAAGTTGTCCAGTACGCCCACATCCGCCAGAGCCTTACCGAACATCTGACCTGTAATCACATGTGGTCTGTCAGCCATCACTGCCCCTATCGGATGATGAAGCTGACGAGCTGTTCGATGGCGTGTCGTAGTTCGGTGCGGGCTTGTTCAATACGGGTCCAGTCATAGGAGCGGCGCGCCTCCAACAGTTCTTGGTCGGCGTTGCGGATGTTGTCGAAGAAGGGTTGGTAGTCGTCGAGGCCGGGTGCCATAAGGTCATGTCGCCTCCGTTTTTGGCACGAAAACATCAACAGATGCGACGCGGCCCGCATCAATTGCGACGGCAACTCGTACCTTGAACCCGTCGTCCTGCTCCTCAATTAACTCGGCGTCCAAATATTCGAAGAGACGCCCGTCTGGTGACAGGTAGGTCATCCACGGCTTGGCCCTCATTGGTCACCGCCGAGTAGCCCGGTCAGGTAGTCGCGGATCAGTTGCCGGGCGTCCCACCGCAACTCGTTCGCCTCACGCTGTCCCCACGCCCCCGCATACTCCGCCGGGACGTAGGCGGAACCCCATTCCCCGACGGGGTTCGCGCAGCAAGCATCAGCCCGATCCCACAACTCCAACACCGGGGTTACAACCGTTTCACCGAATCGCCATTCTCTGTCCGGGTAGAACCCTCGACCACGCAGGAGGAACAGGGCGTGCATGCAGGCCCGGTTGGGGCGGTACCGGTGCTCATCGAGGGTGCGCAAGATCAGGTCGGTGAGTTCATCGACGGAGGTGTCCAGGTCAGGCATCGGCGTACTCCTCATCCCACATCCAGACACGGCCGAAGCCGAGGCGCCGGTCATCACCGCAGCCATCGCATGTGTAGGACCAGTGGGGGTCGTAGTAGGACATGCCGACCGGTGACCACAGTTGGTGCACGCCGCCGACGCGGCGACGTTCCCCGAAGCACCAGATCGGTTCCTGCCGTTCTTCTTTAACCACCCGCATTTTGGGACCGAGGCAGATGGTCAGGTTCCCGTCGGTGAGACAGCGGCTGGTGTCGAGGTCAGGCATCGGTGTCACCGGCCAGGTCAGCGGCGATACGATGCAGCTTCTTGTATGGCTCTTCGTACTTGTCGAAGTTGGCGGCGGCTATCCGCCGTAGCCATGAGGCGTGTTCGGCGAATCGTGGCGGATACACCCGCCGACCACCACGAGCAATCAAGTCAGCCTCAGCGGAGAACCCAGGGGCGTAATCACCCGTAGTGTGATTGTCGTTGAGGCGTACCCAATCGTCTCCTCGGCGTCTCCAGGCCATGTCATGCCAGAGCACCACGTCGCCCTGCAACCATGCTGGTTCGGGCTGCGACCTCGGATACTTCGCCAACTCGTCTTGTGCTCGACCTTGAAACATCATCAGAAACGGATCCTTACCCGCCGCGATGTCCTCGAGCAGGCAACGTGTCGCGGCGGGTAGCGGGTCAGTCATCGGATGTCCGGGTGGGTCCGCGGTCACACGCACCAAGCAGCGCAGTGAGCGAGAATTGGCGGCGCAGCCACACCCACAGCCGTTTCATCGCAGCACCTCGGGGTTGAGGGAACAGTCCGATATACGCTCAGGCTCAAACAGCCATGACACAGTTAACTGACAATGTTCACACGTGTATTTGCCGAATTCGGCCACTTCGAACAAATGGCCTCTAGCTGTCAGCAGTTGGTGCCACGCTTGCTCGGTTGTCATGCTGACTCCCAATGCGGCCGGCGTTCCGCTGATGCCAAACGGGCTGCGACGCTTACCCGGAATCCGACATCGGTCAGCGCCTGCATCACCGCGATTTCAACAAGATCGGACAGGCTGAAGCTGCGGGGATGCCCTGACCCCAAGTCTTTAAGGTGATCGCCTTGAAGATGGTTGTTGCGGATCCAATGGTCCAACTGCCGGTAGGTGACCCCAGCCATCTCGCAGACGTCCTCAGCGGAAAACCGTAGGTCCCGTTGACCGGGTACGGCTGCGCTCACGAACTGACCAGTCATGACGGTCCGCTGCCGAGTTGTTTCCGGGCAGCCCGCAACCCCCACAACGGACGCCTACCCCGACGTGCCGGCACCATCTCATACGTGGTACCGACCTTCGCCTGCGCCCGATATAGGGCGTCGTACAGCATTTTCGCTTGCGGCCCGGTCAAATCGGCGTCGTCGATGACCTTTTTGGCGTCGGCGATATCTTGCGGGGTGAGCTGCATCGTGATCATGAGATGAACTCCAGGTTCTCCGCGTTCGTGGCCGCGGACCCGGCATATGAGCCGTAGCGGACGAACACGTAGCTGTCATTAACGGACGTGATCACGCCTTCTTCGGCTAGAACGAAGGGCCTTGCTGGTCCCGGCGGCCAATAGACGACCTTCCGCCCGATCGCTTGACGCGCTTCATCTAGCGTCATGAGGTGGCCTCCTGTACGGCTTTGCGGAGCAACACAATCGCGGCCCCGAAACACACCAACCCGACCAGGCCGGCGGTGGCCGCAGCTTCGGCCCGCATCATCGGTTCACCAGCCAAACGATTCCCTCAACGATCCCCGTGATAATCGCTGGCAGCGATAGGAGGAAGAAGATACCGAACGTTGTGTCGAAAACCGCACAGCGACTCATTAGACGTTCTCCATTACGTATCGCAGGAGCGCATCGCGCGAACGCATGTGCGCCTCCCATGCCTCGCCTATCTCTGAATGAAGATGCCTAGGCCTAGCGTCTTTTTCGTAGGTAGTTAGTAGATGTTCAAATTCGGTGTCTGTCTCGCGGACACGGGCGGCAAGTAGGCCCAGGCGCTCCTGGTCGATGCTCATCGCAGGTGGTCCAGGGCGTAAAGGACGCACAGGCACAACACGATCGCGCTGGCGGCAATGATCAACCCGATCATGAGATCCACAGTCCCCCACGCGGCGCCGAAACAGGCCAGTGCGATGAGGAGTGGGTGGATCGGGTCGGCCTCACTTCCGACCCGATCCGATACCCGCCGAAGCAGCGGGGCTGCATCACCCGACACCTCCTTCCTGGTCACGAAATGTTCCCGGTGAGAAACAGCACCAACCATGTGAACCCAGCGAACAAAGCGGCGACAATGCAGACCCCGATGAGACCAACCACGAAGAGGATCAAACCGGCGAACAGGTTGCGGCCTTTACGGTCGGTGTCCACCGGGTCCGGGTCTGGGTGTTCCTGCAGGTAGTGGTGCACGATTTCGTCGGCGCGTGGGTTGGCTGGCCGCATCGGATCAACACGGTGTCTTGCGCGGGTGGTTTCGGTAGGATCGGTCATTGCGAACCTCCTTCGTAGGTTCGGTTGGCGGCGTCGTGGCAGCGCATGACGCCGCCGCTTACACGGGTAACTTCAGGTGGGCGAGTAACTGTTCACCGATGAGCTGGGTGTAGGCGGGCGGGATGGCCTGGGATAGTTCCTCGCGATTCATCCAGTCAATGCCAAGCACAGCACCAAAGTCAGCGGTGCGAAGCGAGCCGTAGACCTTCCAAGTTCCGGTCGGCGTGCCGGTGCCGGTGACACTGATGACCGGCTCTGGATGGTTACAGGGTTGCCGCAGATCAAACGCATGCCATGACGTCTCAAACCATCGTTCGCGCTTCAGTTTCCGTAGCCCGAACATGCAACCGCAGAGTTTGTAGTCGGACCGCATCGGCGCGCCGGGCACGTTCTCGATGACCCAAGGCAAGCTTTGGGCGAGGAGTCGGTCTCGAGTGGCAGCCAGCATCCACCCGGTTCCATGTTTGGCTGCCGGCCCGGGTGCCCGCACGTGGTCTTGACAAGGCGGTGACGCGTGAATGGCGTCCCAGTCTCCCGTGATGTACTGCCCTGTTGCGGTTACGGGGTCAATCACCCAGTGCAGAACTTCTAAGGCGTCTAGCTGATGGAATTCAAATGGGTAATGCGGCTGCGGCCGGTTGTCAACGCCGACGACATCAAACCCAGCGCGGTGGTATCCCATCGCGGCACCGCCAGCGCCGCAGAACAGATCCAGTAGACGTGGCCGGGTCACGGTGTGGCCTTTCGGCGTTTGCCACGGCCGTTAAGATCAGGTTGAGGCTGCTCAGGGAGAGGGACGGGACCAGCCGAGGTCTGCCCGCGGCGCACCCCCGTAGAAGGTGCCGCTGAAACCCTGTCTTCCCTGCTTCTCACGCTCGGCTCGACCCTGAGCAGCTGGTCCAAAGATACGTTCAGTTCCTGGGCGAGTAGATCCAGCTCGTTGACCCGCCACGCGGTCTCGCCGCGCATCCTCCGGCTGATACCGGACTGGTGGATACCGAGAACCCTGGCTGCCTCAACCTGCAAGCCGTCGTAGCGGTGTGCCGGTCCTATCAGCGCGGGACCTGGGTCTCCGTTCCTCTCCCATCGCCGGTAGTGGGCGTCGCACCAGCCACGGGAACGGCTCGGCCGCTGACATCCTTCAACTCGACAAGTTCCGGCCACGTGCGGACCGTACATGCGCTAACCGCATGTGTGCAAGCCAAGTACGGTGTGTTTGCGCTCAGAGCAAACGATTGGCTGTTGACAACATGCGGTCACCGCATATTCTTGTTCACATGGCAAGACGCCGAGCACCTCACAAGAGGTTGACGCGAGACCAGTGGCAGCAGGCGATAGCGGCTGAGCTGCGGGCCACGATGGCACGCAAGCGGATCCTGCAGCAAGATCTTATGCGCGCCATCGGCGTAACCGACCCGTCGTGGATATCCCGCCGGCTGTCCGGGAAGGTGCCGATCGACGCCGCCACCCTGATGGTGGTGGCGGACTACATGGATGAGGACATCACCCAGGTAATGAGCCGAGCGAAGGACAATGCGACATACCTTTGTATGTCGCACAGCGACGCTAACGTCGTGCCGCACACCCAGTCGCACTCCCCGCCAGGGGCAGCGCCGGCGGCCATCCGCATCGCCTAGAGAGACGGGGCCCAAATGACTGCACATCGGAGCTTCTTGAGCTTCCCACGTTTCTGGCTTTGGCACGCGTCGTTCGACGGCACATGGCTATGCAACTGCTGGCATTCGCGCGAGATGAAGCAACACAGGATCCAACTATGAACGCTCCTCAGAGTGTGACCGTAGAGCTGCCAGTAGACCTCGCAGGCTCTGAGCCATTCGTAGAAGCGGCCCAGGCAGGGGTTGCCCTCGCGTGGGCTTGGGTGCAATTCGAACGTGCACTTGATCGGCTAGGTGCTCAGCGCAAGCGAGAAATCGTCTAGAGCATCACCCCTGGGGCGGGTATGAGCCCCCCGGGCCGAGTCCCCCCGGCCGGTCCGGGGATAAGGGGGAAGGGGCGGACCACCTCTGGGCAGTAATAGGTCCGCCCCTTTCCGTGCCCTGGACCACATGCCGTTCACATGTTACCGCCGAGTAGCGGTAGCCAGCGCATGTGAGGAGCGCATAAAGTGCCCGGAACTCAACGACGACCACGGGAGCTTGCCTCGATGGATTCAGAGCCACTGCTGCCTCTGCACCTCGACCATCTACGACTCCGTAACCAACGGCCCCGATATATCCGGGAACGACGCCTCGCCGTCATGCGGGCCCGCCGCATCATCGGCCAACCCGTCGCCCACCTCACCCGCGAACAATTGGAGGTATGGCAGATGGGACTGTTTCATCTGACCGCCGCCAGCATGCACAACGAAGTCGTTCACGTCGGGCAGTACATCCGGTGGGTGGCCACCGCAAGGCACCGCCGCGACGACCCGACCATCGCCCTCGTCCGGCCGCAGCACATCCGCCAGCACCTGCCGAGGCCGATGGCTGACGGGGACGTTGCGTTAGCAATCGAAACCGCGGGGCAACCGGAACGGGCCTGGATCAGCCTCGCCGCCTTCTGTGGACTCCGGTGTATGGAGATAGCGGCACTCACCCGCGAGATGATCGACATGGGCCCGCCGACGGCGATGCGGATCTACGGGAAAGGCGGCAAAGTGCGAATCGTGCCATTGCCGGCTCGGGTGCTCGGGGAGCTGCTCGAGGCGGGTATGCCGAGGCGCGGACCACTATTTCAACGCATGGACGGCGGCCCCGGTGCACCGAGCGCGGGTCGTGTCTCCGAACGCATCAACAAGCATTTGCACAGTTTGGGGATAGATCACACGGCGCACACCCTGCGGCACCGGTTCGGCACAGCGTTGTACGGGAGGACGCGGGATCCGTTTCTGGTGGCGCAGGTGATGGGACACTCGTCGGTGGACACAACTAGGGGGTATGTGCAGTTGGATTCGGCGGGGACGGCCGGTTTCCTGGAGGCGATCACAGCCCTGGCGGTGCCGTCCGTATTTCCTTCCCCGTGAATCGTTCGGTGAGGATGTCCCGCACCACTTCAGACCGCGACTTGCCCTCGATGGCGGCCGCCTCATCAATCTTCGCGACTAGTTCGGGGTCGAGGCGGATACCGATGAGCGGCATCCGCGGACCCGGCCTAGGCATCGTGCGCTGGGCACGGATAGTTGTAGAAGCAATACGGGTCAAGACACAGCCCAAGAGATGCCCGGCCGTCGCGCAGTGCGTTCCAAGTCTCAGCTTCGGCCCGTGCTCGCTGCGGCGTGTCGTTTGCCTGCTGCCGCGCGAACGCTTCGCGCCATTTCGCATCCAGCCGCCGAGCTTCGGCTATCACCTTACTCGTTGTCATACCTGTAGTGTTGCACACTACGGACGTTGTGTCAAACACTATCTTTGGTACTTCCCCTTGACATCGCATGCGCTGAGCGCCCTGGCGGTGCCTAGTGTGTTTCCTTCCCCTTGACATCGCTGGTTTACTCAGGTTGCCCCTTTGGGGTGTGGGTGTCCCGGCTCGGCTGACTTTTGCGGGTTGAGCGAGCCGGGACATGCCTGTCTTCCCCTTGACACCGCATGCGCTGAGCGCATATGTTTGCTGCTATGACAACCACCCACCAACTGGAACTAGACGTCCGCTACGGCACCCATTACACGGCCTACTGCTCCTGCGGATGGAACAGCGAAACGTATGGCCCGGAATGGGAAGCGTCGCACGATACGAACGCAGCGCAAGCAGCCGTCCAAGCCTGGGACGGTCACGCATGCTTGTACCTGTCCCTTTCACCGCTAAGTCGTGTCAAAGCGCTTGAGCCCAGACCAGACCAGCAGATGACTCTTGACGAGTTCGAGCGGGGCTACGCCGAACGTTCCGGGCTGACCGGCGAACAGCTTCACGAGCTGGGCCTCTACGGGATCCCCTGCAACTGCAGCGATGAGACCTGTGACGGTTGGCAGATGGATTGGGGACATCGGCAGGAGCGTGCAAAGTGACCCACGTTAAGGGCGCGGCAGCTGCCCTCCTCTGCCCGTCATGACCAGCCCAGTCCCCGCCCTCCTTGCTATCGCAGCCGCCCTACTCGGCGTGGATCGGGTGTTGTCGCGTTACACCCATGCGGTGCCGATTCACCGAAGTAAGGCGCTCTGGGTTGGTGTTCTAACAGGTGTCGTCGTCGCCCTGATTTGGCTCACGTCATGACAGCCCCAGACCAGTACCCGGGGAATGAACGCTGGGGTATTCACAGCTCCAACCCGCACCTACCCGGCTGCTGGTGCGCGCAGCAGGAGGAGGCGGTGCGGCAGGAGTTGGTGCGGATGGTTGGGCCCGCGGCGGCGGATCATCTACTCGCCGACCAGAACCTACGAATCGAGCTGACCGATGAAGTTCCGCCGCAAGCCTAAGACTGCAGACGTTCAGCTGCCGATCGAGTCAAATGACGACTTCGTGCTAGCTATGTTCCGAGGCTGCACCTTCGGTCCTGGGTTCACTCTCACGCTTCCGTCCGGTAGACAGTTGACCGGTGACGAGGCCCAAGCGTTCACCTCAGCCTTTGAGCCTTCCGATGACGTTGGCTGAGTTCCTGCTCGCCCGCATCAGCGAAGACGAAGCCGCTGCAGCTGGCGGCGAGGCGTGGCACGTCGATAACGAGAACTACCCCACATCAATCACCACGGCTGGTGGCCGCTGGACCGGTAATGGAGTTCATGTCTTCGATCCGGACGAGGATGCGCTGCACATCGCCCGGTGGGATCCGGCCCGTGTGTTGGCTGAGTGCGACGCGAAACGGCGGATCATCGCCGACCACGCGGCAACCGACGAGTCATACCCGCTCGTTGGCTACGACGATCAGGTGATCACACCCAGCCAACCTGCGTGCAGACAATGCACCGACTCCAACGTCGCCGCCCGTGTCACCGAGAACTGGGATGTGGCAGCCCGGGTCATAGCACCATGCGACACGGTGCGGTTCCTCGCCCTCCCCTACCTAGGCCATCCTGACTATCAAGAGGAGTGGAAACCATGACCGTAACCCAGCGGGCTGTCCTCATCTACGGCCTGATACTGCTGTTCGGTGTAGCTGTCACCCTGGTCGGTTTCCGGGTGGGGCATGCGGTGGATCAGACGTCGATCAGTCGGGCGTGTATGGAGGCGATCGGCCGCGGTGACCTAGCGGTCATGCGGATCGCCTGCAAGTAGAGACGACGAAATCGGCCCCCACCAGAGTGGGGGCCGTTCCGTTCTGTGATGCCCGCCAAGGCGAGCCCTAGTCTAGTCGGGGGAGGAGGTACGCGGTGATAACCAATGGGCTAGAGGTGTGGCCGGAAGAGGTACAGATGGCCATCCTAGAAACCCGTAAACATGAAGAGGAACGGCACGCTGAGATGCGGGTCGTTGCTGCGTTACTGCGGGGCGGCTCCACAGTTTTCGGATCCCGCATTGAGGTCGTCTGGCCCGACGGGCCGCCGTACGGCAAATCGAATGTTGAACTTGCCGACATGATCGACCGGAGACATCAGTCGGACCAGCCGACCTGAAACGACCAACCGAAATGCGGTAACTCCGGGCTGTCCGTCGCCCTGCCGTACATCGTTTCATTCCCGCGCTGCGTGATCAGGCCCGAGCCGGTGCCGGTCAGCACCGAGAACCAGTAGCCGGTGTAGCCGGACGGGGCGGGGTTAGCAGCATGAATAGCGGCCGGGCGGGGCGGTAGGGAGCCGACGGGGACGTAGGTGCCGGTGACCCAGGTGACCTCATCCAGGGAGAATTCGAACACGTCACCGGAGATGTCCTTATCAGCTAAGGCCCGGAAGTAGCGGTTGATTTTGCCTGCCTGCGCAGCCATCGTCACGCCACCGTCACGTCGCAGGTGGTCAGGTCAGTGCCGAATGTGCCAGCCAACTGCCTCTCCGGGTGCACATATCCGCCGGTTAGGTGATACATGTTGACGCAGCCGTTGGTGAGCAACACGAACGCCTCGGTGCCGTTATGCACCGTGTTGGTCGCGTACGCCACTGACCCGTTCGACCGGTAGATGACTAGATTGTCGTCCTGTTGAAGCTTCCAGTGACATGGCCGCAGTGATGTGACCGTGTTGGTCGCCCACCAGGCGCCATGCGTACCCCAGTATTCGACTAGGTTGCAGTCGGTTTGGAACTTCAGGGTGTGGTTGCTGTCGCCGGCGTGCCAGCCGTAAGTAGACGGCACGTCTCGAGTGACGCCGATACCGTTTCCGTAGGTTGAGCTATAGAGGACAGCCGTGTACGCGGAGGCGGTTGTCGCGGTTGCGGTGACAACGCCGAGCATCACCGCGAGGGCCATGACGAAGGCGACGAGTTTTCTCAAGGGTGTGTCCTTACTGTTCGTTGAGGTCGGCCCCGTAGCGGGTGCTGGTCTGGTCGGAGCCGTATCTCGAGGCGGTGACGTCGGCGCTGTAGCGGCTGCTCGAGGCGTCGGCGGTGTAGCGGGTGGCGGTGAGGTCGGCGCTGTACCGGGTTGCGGTGAGGTCGGCGATGATGGTGATCTCACGGCCGAGCTGCGCGATCAGCACCGACCCGGCGGGTGCGGCGAGGACTAGCGCCGCGGTGACGCCGAGGGCTTGGAATGGGACCGCGAACCCGCCCGCCTTGGCTTGGAACACGAGCGTGGCGGTGGGCCCGTTGATCCCGACCGACACTTTGCCCGCGGGTGCGGCCAGCACAACCGCGGCAGTAACACCGGGAATGTTGACCGAAACGGACCCGGTCGGTGCGGCCAGAACCAGGGTCGCAGTAACACCGGGCAAGGTGACTGCGATAACCCCGGACGGTGCCGCCAACACGATCGTGGCAGTGACGCCAGGAATGTTGACAAAGCTACCGGTGCTGAAGTTCCCGGCCGGTGCAGCGAAGACGACCGTCCCCGTAACGCCGGGGAGGGTGATGCTGATGGTGCCGGCTGGGGCGGCCAGCACCAAGGTTGCGGTTTGTCCTGGGAGGGTAACCGCGACGGCCCCAGCCGGCGCCGCCAATACTATCGTGGCGGTCGCACCCGGCAAGGTGACGGAAACCTTGCCCGCGGGAGCGGCGAAGACCAGTTGGCCGGTGGCGCCTGGGAGGGTGACCGATACCGACCCCGCCGGGGCAGCCAGCACAACGGTGGCGGTGACGCCGTTGGCGGAGAAGTTGGTGAGGGTGGAGAAGCCGCCTACCGGTGCCGCGAACACCACCGCCGCAGTGACGCCCGGCAAGGTGACAGCGATCGTGCCTGTTGGTGCCGCGAGGACAACGGTCGCGGTTGGGGCGTTGATGCTGACGCTGACGGAACCCGCCGGAGCAGCCAGAACCACCGCAGCCGTAACACCGGGGAGGGTTACCGAGACTGAGCCGGTGCGGGCCGCCAACACCACCGTGGCGGTAGGGGCGTTGATGGAGATGGCGGTCGCGGCGGCGATCGGGCCGACTGGGCGGCTGGTCGCCCCGGGTGGGACACGGTCTCGTGGGACTCCGTAGCGGATCAGCGCTGCCACAGCGGCTCCCCGCTACTCGTTAACGAATGTCACTCCCACCAGGCGTAATAAACTTGGCAGGCTTGCCCGGTGCCGTTTTCCACCACAATCCCGACAGCGGCGTTAGCGACAGCGGGAACGATGAGACCCTCGGAGCCGAAGGTGAACACGAACCCGGAACCGACCGCCGCACCCAACTGGCAGCGGAACCCGGCGTCGGTCATGGTCGCCGTCACGCTGTAGGTGTTTTTCAGCAAGGCGAGGGACACTGTGGAGGATTCGGGGTCGCTCACATCCGACGACGTCAACGTGGCACCAGGTGTGCCCGCCGTCGTCATCCGAACTAGTTTCAGGGCGACCGCGGTGGCGCTGGCGTTGAAAACACCGATCTCGTAAATGTGCGGCCGGACGGTGGTGGCGGCTACGAGGGCAGCGATCGGCAAGGTCGTGGATCCGGCGGTGGTGAGACCACCGGCTGAGAAACGTGCCACCTATCCTCCTCTGACTCGGCGTACATGGCCGACTAGCGAAAGCTGCACATCACCGACGTTGCCGCCGCCCGCATCAACCGACCCCGTAGGGGCGGTGACCACAAGGGTCGCGGTGGGGCCGCTGATGCTGAAATCGGCGACCGGTAGCACCGTGAACGTGACCCCAGCCGCCGCTGATCCGGGAGATGCATAGTTGGCGTCCGGGTTGAACGTCGACCCGGTCAGCCCATCCGCATATGCGATCGTCAATCCGCAGGTGTCACCGGGGCTGCTAACTATCTGGTTGTAGCCGTCGTAATCGACGGTGGGCGGTGTCGTCCACGCGCATGTTGAAAGGTAGTTCGAGTGCGGACCCATGTTGGTGGTGCGTACCGAGAAACCGGTGTAGGTGCCGGTCAATGACGTTAATTGCGGGCCGGTGACCGGAAAGTTGATGGTCTGCGCCACCACCGCGGTCGCGACCCCGAACGTTGTCCCAGCCAGGAACTCGTAAACCAGTCCGAGTATTGGCGGGTTCGAGCCGTTGTGGGTTGTCGTGAACGATGACTCGGCGGCGCTGGCTGTCTTCGTGAACACAACAAGCATGGAGCCGCCTTGAACACCGCCGCTGAACAGTGTCCAGCCGGTCGGTGTTGTGAACTGTGTCCCAGCCCCCAGCACCGCCAATAGCGCGTTACCGGCGGTCGCTGGTGTGAATGTGCAGGTGTGGCTGGTGGTGCCGTTCTGGGAGATGGACGCACCTGATAGGACTGTCCGGTTAACCCACGACGACACGGCCCGCCCTTCCTTTTCAGCAGATGCGTTGCCGCAGCACGATCTCCGGTAGCCCGACCGTCGCGCCGCCTACGTCTTTGACTTCGATGGCGAGCATCGACGGATGTTGACCGGTCGGCGTGGTCTGACCCATCGCCACCGTAGAAGCCGACGCGACCGCCGCATGGTAGTAGTAGGCGACATAGACGGTGGTTGACTTGTCGTGGATACCGTCTTGCGCTCCACCGTTTCGGTAGGCGGGCGTGCCCGGGGCCATCGCGGTGAAATCCGCGTGCCCGACGATGACCAGCGAGTTCGCGGCGGTCGTCGTGATGTTGGCTGTTGGTGCTGTCCCGGCGTTCGCGTTGCTGATGAACGCGGGCGTAGTGTCCAGTTGCGCACCTGTTATCTGCCAGATAGTCATCGAATGCCAACGGGCCAGGGTGCACGTCCCCGATGAGACGACAGTGGTGCCGGTCGAAGCGACCTTGCCGTAAGACAGACGCACGTAACAGTCGCTGCCCGCTGTGCCAAGCGTCTTGTATTGCGTCCACGTCAGGCGGGAGTTCGAGTCGGTGAATACGCCGATGGTCGAGTTGGCGTCCTCCGTGCACGCAATGGCAATGAAAATGTCGCCGGTAGCCACCGTCTTAGTCGCAGAGGCGAGCGCTGTCGTACTCGATGTGGAGGAGACAACCGTCTCTACGGTGCCGATAACGGGTGTCGGCATCGGAAGTTAGAACACGCCGACGAGTAGCTTCGCGAACTGGGTGAAGTCGTACGCGGTGGCTTGCGTCGCCGTGCCCAGGTAGATGGTCGCGAGCTTGTTCAGATCGACGTACGCGGATTTGAGTGTGGCAATCTCCTGCGTCGTGTAGCCGAGCGCGGTGAAATTCGCGTCGGGGGTTGCCAGCAGCCATTTCTGGAAGCTTTGAATATTCGTAAAGTTGTCCCGCAAAACCTGCGCCAGGTTACCGGCGCGACTGTCGATCGACCCTTTATCCGCTGCGTATCCGACACTCATTACAGGGTCAACCTCCTACGAACTTGTCGCGGTGACGAGACCGGTACCAGCGATGGTCAACGTGTAGTTCCCGCCAGTCCCGAGCTGCGCTCCCCCGAAATCCCACCAACAGATGATGAAGTTCGTGGCATCAGTCCCGCCGGTGGATGTGAAGAACACGGCGTAGGCGGGGTTGAATGCGGCGCCGGCGGTGGTCCAGACGGGGTTGGTTGCGGTCCATGTCCACACGTGTCCGGTGCGGGTCCAGGTGGATCCGGAGATGGCCTGCCCGCTCGAGGTGCTGTTGGCGTTCTGCGTGTAGTTGGAGCCGCCTACTGCGGTGGCGAGTTCAGTGAAGCCGGTGACCGCCTTAACGGAGGTCATCGTCGTCATAGTGTCCTGCGCCGCAGCCAGGCCGGTAGTCGCCGACGTCAACAGAATCACCCGGAACGTATCCGTCGACATGTTAATCGTCTTCGTGGCCAATTGATTCGTGTATTGGGTGGCCATGATCGCGGTGAACGCCACGGGTCTACTCCCTGCGCGTTAGATGGGGGATGAATCAGTTACGGGCGGGTCGCTACCCCGGCGAACACAAGAAGATCAGCCATCGTGAACTGCCCCGCCGTGGGTGCGATCGGTGGTTGCGGGGTGAACGGCTGCCGGATGATGCCGAGCGGATCTGATTCGATCAGGCCGAGGAGCACGTCACCGACGATGCGGCCACCGGTCGGGCCGAGCCTCAAACCGCCAGCCAGCTCCGACTCCTTCAAAATGTAGTACCAGAGCGGGGTCGCCTTCTCGAAACCCGGCACAACGGTCGGATCAATCGCATCGGTTGGGCTGATCACCGGGAGACCCATAGCCGCGGCGACGGCCTGCCCGGTTGGGGTGTTGTAGAAGAACTGGCGCACGAAGTTACGGAACGCCAACGAATTCGAGCCGGATGATTCGGCACCGGTCTGCCCACCGATCGGCAACGCGAACAGACTCTTGGAGAGGAACGTGTCGATCTGCCGCGGGAAGTTGAAATGCTCATTCGCCCCGGCCTCGGTGCCGGTGTTCTCGGGACGGCGAAGGGCGGGAACGAACTGGCCCCAGTCGATGAGGTTCGCGGCCGGAAGCATGCGTCCGCCGTGCAGGTCGGTGCCGGCCAGGTTGAACACTTGCACCTTGACCGGCGCGGCGGTGGCGCTCACTGGGCGGGCGATCTGGTAGGCGAGCCGGACCTGTGAATGCCCGAACCGGTAGGCGGCGGTGGACCACTCCACCGGGGTGAACGGCCGCACCATGTCCGTCGGCTTGTAGAACCGTGGAATCGTGCCGTTCAGCAGGCCGTCGACCACGTCCTGCCCGATGATGTGCGGCAGGAACTCGTGCACAACGATCCACTGATAATGCTGGCGCGTAAGCATGGCCGCCCGCGCGAAGTCGCGGACACCCGAATCCACGACAGCGTTGTGGAACTTCAGGACCGCCGTGTGAACCTGGGAAATAACCTCGTTCTCATCGTTGCGGTGCTCAACCAGGATCGCCGTCTGGTCAGGGTTACGAGGCAGGTCCCGCACACCGTTCGCGTTGGACTCCACCACCCGGAAATGGAGACGGTCCGACTCGTACAGTTGCGGGCTTCGGGTCGGACCGCCGCCGTAAACGCTGGACAGGTCGAACCGGTACGACTCGTTGTTGAACACCGAGCCGCCCTCATCGTCGAGGAGCATCCCGTCCGAGTCTTGGGCGAAGAACACGGTTGGCTGCGGTTCCAGGTCCAGCGTCAGATCGTGGTCGATGAATTGGCCGAGGTAGGTGAACACCGACGCTGATTCGGTGTTGTCCCGATTGTTCGCTGCCGGGAAGTTGACGCCGGGGTCTTGCATTGAGAGGGCTAGTGCGGCGAGTTGGTCCATACCGATTGACGGGTCCGTGTCATGCAGCCCGGGTAGGCGGGGGAACATGAACCCGAACTTGGATAGGCCGCTGGGGTTGCTGGTGGCTGGTGGGAGGTGGTCGGCGGCTGGTGTGTCGGTGGGCACTTTGGCGAATGCCCTGCCGCCGCCGTCGAGGAGTGTGACTGCGCCGAGCGCGGCACCGCCGATGCCGAAGCGTTGAAGCATGGCGCGGCGGCTGATCTCACGGGTCACCATTGGCATCCTCCTGTTTATCTGAGCGGCTTCTGCCTTTGCGGTAGATCAGCCAGAGCGTCACACCGAGGACCGCGCCGCCGACGCTTCCAGCCAGGATCAGCGCGACCCACGGCCACGTCATGGCTCAACCGCGGGCGAGGATGACGGCGACGATGATGCCGCCGACCGTGATCAGTAACCCGACGGCGCTGGCCAGTAAGGCGTTCGCGGAGATCCGGTTCGCGACCGCACCCTGATGCGAGTTAGCGACAGCCAACTGCGCGGCGGCGACCGCGCGGGCCTCAACCATCGCAGCGCTCTCACCCTTATCGAACGCCCCCGGTTCGCCCCGGTCGATACGTTCCTTCAACTCGAGGAGACGATCGGTCAGCGACTTCTCAACAGTCGCCGTGCGTTCACTGCTGGCCCGCTCAGCATTCGCCATCGTCACAGTGATCTGATCGATCTGTTTCGTGGTCGACGCTTCCGCTTTGGCGGCGGCTTCGACGTTCGCCGCGTTCTGCTGCCCAACCAGTTCCTTAGCGGCGATCAAAGCCTGCGTCAACGCCTGCTGCGACGCGGTCGCTGCCTGATCGGTGCGGGTGTCCCGCTCCCGGAACTGCTGCGCGACACCCTCAAACTTCTCGTCGGACAGCGCGAACCGCTGCTCGAGTAGTTCCCTCAGATGGAAGATTTGCCGCTCAGTTTGCGGCCGGACTTCCCGCATCGCTTCTAGCCGCAGGTCGGTGGCGATGTCGCTGGCGTCGAGACGGGCCTCGATTATCTGCCGAAGATTCTCTAGATCACGGGTCCGTTGCGCGTCCCGTTCGTCGATGATCTGCTTCAGCTCGGCCTTGACCTTGTCTACCGCGTCCGTCGTGAGCTTCGTCGGGTCCGGCACCGGGGTCCACCCAGTTAGACTCGCAGCGCCTTCCGGTATGGCACCGTCCGCCATTGGACACACCCCCGGGATTGGTCAGCTACACCTCGGGTAGCGGTTCGGTGTGGAGCAGATCGTCACTCCCGTGATCAAGTGTAATCGGTTTCGGGGCGGTAGGTGCCGGTGTTGGATCCGGGTCAGGTGCGGGTCGGTGGGTGTGCGGCGCCAGCCAACCGAACACGTAGGCACCGATCACGGTCACAACCAGCCCAATCATCTCAGCCGCCGGCTGCGGCACCGCAGCTATAGCATCAACGGCTTTGTCCGCTGCCCAGGATGCGCCCCACGCCCAGCAGCCGAGTAGCCACAGAATGAACTGGCTGAGTATGAAACCCGCGCCGGCACCGGATGTGCCTGCAACAACCTTGAACTCAACCGGGGCCTTAGTGGTCACGGGGCGAGGGAGACATCTGCGTGAAGGTGACGGGGGTAGTCGTGGTCGTAAGGGGTAGCCGCAGCGTCCGCCAGTTGCGACTAGTTACGTCCCAGACTGTGACGCGGGAGTCGAGAGAATCGAGGTACTGAATGTCTTCGGCGTCATCGCCGTAGAAGTCAGCGTTGGCGGTCATGGGGTCACGGGCGGGGCAGGTCGAATATCAACCGTGCCGGTGTAGTTCGGCGGAGCGGACTGCGCCAACACCGCCCCCAACGCCGCCACCTGCGCATCCGTCAACGTGATCCCAATGTTCGATATCAGGGCGTCGATCTGCGCAAGCGTGGGTAGCGCCGCCACGGCCGGTTCAAGCGTATCTACGAAAGCTTTAACGGGTACCAGCGAGGTATTGCATGCTTGAACGATGCGGCCGGTTTTCGGGTTGCCTTCACCGTTCGCGAAGTAGTTGACCAGCCGAGCGTCAATCAGCTTCGACATCGCAGCCCAGTCATCGGGTGTCATGTCGTCTCCCAGGGGGTTCAGGTAGGAACCCATCGGCTCCAACACGGTGACATTCAGATCAGCATCCGAGCCGAACGGCCAATACCCGTTCTGCCACATGTGCAGCACATCAGGTTCAACACCGTGCGACCAGGAGAGGGCAGCGGTTTTCCAAAACACGACCGCAGTACCGTCATGGTTCGCACCGTTCAACGCGATCGACGACCCGTAGATACCGGGCAGATATGGGCCGGCTGATTTCAGCCCATCGGAGAACCCGAGCTGATACGCCTGCGCCAACCCACCCCAGCTAGTGCCGATATCAGCGTCGATCGAGGAGCAGCACACCCCGCCGGATGGCCAGCCGAGCTCGGTCGCCATCCACGTGCCGGCCTTCTGCCCTTTCTCCTTGCCGCGTTGATATCCGCCCAGGTAGTCGTCGGCGGCGTCCTCGAAGTTGACCGCAACATCCACCCCGGCCGCGATATACCCGTCGAGTTCGGGGCGGGAGATGCGTTTGTTGGGCATGGATGTGCCGGGGCCGGTGTTCCAGTCGGAGCACAGGTACCGCATGATGTCGTAGCCGCCGGCCTTCAACCGTTTTGGGTCCTGCGGCCAAGGCGTGTCCACCCAGGTCATGGTGCGCTGCTTGCTCGGGCGGCGAGGAATTCCCACACCTTCCGATTCCAAAAAGCATCCTGAAAGGCGTTGTGTTCCCCGTCGCCTTGCTCGGGCAGGCGTGGGTTGCCTAGCTCATCGCACCATTGCTTCAGGTCGCGGCAATACATCGGCCAGCCGTTCGGCAAGTCCATCATCGTGCCATACAACTGGCAGAGCGCAACCCAGTCATAGTCGGCGTAATAACCCCAAAACTCGGGCTTGTCACCAACGAAAGCGACGATCTGCTCCGCTATCTCCCGACGTGGCAAGATCGGGCCACCGAGCTGCGGGAGGACATGCTCACGCACCCATTCGTTAGCCCGGCTCCGGTCGGTCTCCGCCGGTTCGGCGTAAAACGCGCGGTTGTCGTCAGTGAACAATCCGATCGATAGTAACTCGATGGTGTGACCATCCTCGATGAACTCTGTGTCAAGGTAAACCCGCGTCATGACGGTTTCGGCATGATCATTTGCGCGACCTGGTCGAAGCTGTTACTGATCTGGGTGCCGATCTGCGCATCGGTGATCGCATCAACACTCGTGAACCCCGGCTGGGTGGTGATCCAGTACGCGAACTGCGGTACCGCGAACCCGGGCTGGGTGACGATCTTGTCGGCGAGGGCGATCCGCTGCGCCTGAATCGTCGCATCACTATTCGCGGTGGCGGTGAACTGTGTGAACGCGGCCCGCACCGTCGCCGGTTCGATCCGGTTAGTGAACCCCGGATCCCCGGCGGTGGATTTCTGATCCGCCAACGGTATCGCCACTCAGTCCCCTCCCTTAGATGCCGTTGTCTTCGACGGTGATTTGGCTGGCGTTGGCGGCGACCCGGAACGCTCCCGAACTAGCGGAACCCAACATCGAGAACGTCAACGAAGCCGTGCTGGTCGCGAGATATCTATAGGCTGCGTAGCCGGTGATCACCTCACCGATGGTGGTGTTCAACCGGTCGATCGGGCGCACGCTGGGTCCTATCTCGCTGCCACCGGCCCGGATGCTGACGGTTGGCCGGCCTGCCACGGTGATTTGAGCCCCAAGCACATACCCGCCGACCATGTACGTGCGACCGGAAGTCACGTTGACGGCAAGGCTGACGATCGTCTGACCGGTGGTGCAGTCGGTGGTGCCGCCTGGCCCGATCGCGGAGAAAGCAACCGGCGACCCGGTCGAGCCGAGGCAAACATACGCGCCCTGGTTCTCGAGGAGTTCCACATAGTCACCGACTTGCGGGGCGTAACTGTCTACGAACGGCATGAAGTCGGTGACGGATGGGTCGGCACCGACTTGCACCTCAACTGTCGGCGCGGGGGTCATGCTGATACTGATAACCGTTCCGCGGCGTTTGGTTGGGGTCAGATCCACCATCAGCGAATCACCCGCGGCCGACAGGTGAGAACTTGTTCCCCGTCTGATGCACGTAGCGCGGCCGGGAACGCGTCGATGATGACCGGGAAGTTGATGCCCTGCGACAGGTCGGTCACCATGATCACGTCCCCGGATTCCAACGCCGGGTTAGGGGGAACCGGAACACTGATGGTGTCGGGAATGCCGAGAATATTCAGCAGCCTAGTTTTCGCTGCCAGCACCGCCTGATGCTGAGTGGTGATCAACGGGCTAGACGCAAAATAGGGTCGTACCCCAACCTTCCCGACGTAGGTGCTGCTGTCGGGGTTGTCGTCCTGCGCCTCCCCACGCACCGGTGGCACCGCGGATCCTTCACCGGTGAATACGACCTTGTTGTACGCCTGGGACGCGTCGATCACCTGTTTCGGGCGCATCATCGCCGACCCGCCATACCCCGAGGTGTAGGTCATGACCGGTTCGTCATCCGTCGACGGTTCGGTGTCGGTGGTGAACACACCCATCTGATCCACGTACAGCACCTGGCCGGTCGTCGCGGCCATGTCCGCCAGTTTCTGGGCTGCGTCGTCCTGCTCCGCGTACAACAGGGCGCTGGTGGTGTGCTCGGTGGCGACGATGCCGGATGTGTCTAGGCGGGCGGTGGGGATCTGCTGCCCGAGTATCAGGTTCATCGCATCCGCGATCACCGTCCCAGACGGAATCGACAATGCGTTGGCGAATGGGCCGACCAGCCACATCCGGTCATAGCCGGCGACACTGACGGCGGGGTAATTGCTTGTGTCGACACCAGAGACGACGAGGGTGCCGAGCGGTACGTATTCCCACGAGGTGACCCCTGGCGGGTCGACCGCGGGCGCGTCCCAATAATGCAGCCCGACCCAGGGCCGGATTTCGGTCACCAGGGTGGGGAACAGGTCGAGGACTTCGTTGGCGTCAGCATCTTGGCTGATGTCCACGAAGTTGACCGTGCCGCTCCGCCGGACTGCGGTGCGGTCGACTTGTATCGAACCGCCGATGGACTGCACCAGACTCCCCGTGACCGGATCTGGGAGCAGGGTCGCGTTGAGAGTGGTCGCAACCACGTTGTTATGCAAAACCTCTACGTAACAGCGGCGTTCATGGCTTCGGCTTAACGTGTCGATGAACCGCTGCGTCACCGGCCACATCAGGCTATCTCCGCGCCTAGCACCATTTGCAACGGTGGTGGCCTGTAACCACGTTCGGTGCTGCGGATCCGATCCTCAGCGACCCGATAGTGGTGATCAGCCAGTTCAACGCCAATGAAGCTGCGGCCCTTAAGAACAGCAGCAACACCAGTAGTGCCGCTGCCCATGAATGGATCCAGAATGGTTCCCCCGAGTGGCACAATCTCGACGAGATCCCGCATGAGCCCTAGCGGCTTCCCGGCGATGTGCTCCTTGCCTCTGAACGGCGCATGGGTGAAGACGCCGTTGAGACATGACTCGGTGTAATCCACGGGCATGGGGCCATTGCTGCCCCAAATAACAAACTCCGCCTGTTGCCGGAATCGGCCTGCACTCGGACGAATGCCCGCTGTCTTGTCCCAAACGACTACGCCTCGCCACACCCAGCCACCAGCCTGGAGCGCGTCAGTAGTTGTCGGCAGCTGGCGCCAGTCCGTGAACAGGAGGACCGTGCCGCCCAGTTTGGTCACCCGAAGGCACTCGCCGAGCCAGAGCGTGGACCAGTAACCGTAGGAGCGCTGGTCCCGATTGTCACCAGTGAAGGTCGGGTGGAAGTTGATGACCTCTTTCGTCGGAACATATTTCTGCGTCGGGTCCATTGTGCGGTCACCCCGGAACATGCCGCCGCTGCTGTAGGGCGGGTCGGTGATCACCCCATCAACGCTCGCATCCGGCAAGTCCCGCAGGACTGCTAACGCGTCACCGCGGTAAAGGACGGCGGTCACGGCCGGGTCGTTTCGATATAGCTGATGCTCCACACCCGGTACAGCAGGTAGGGGTTGACGACGGTGTCATCAACATCTATCCACGGCACCGAGTAGACATCCTCGTCATACGGTCGGGCGGTGACCAGCACATAGCTGAGACCACCTCTCGCCCATTGGATTTGTAGGACGTTCGCGGATTTGACGAGTTCGTCGAGGCGTTGCGCCTGCTTCTCGCTGGTGGTGACCGCGACCAGTTCGCCGTCTTCACCACCAACCCAGTCCCGGATTTTGATCGATCCGCCGTCACGGCCAAGAGGATCGAAGATGGCGGCGTTTTCGCGGCGGCTGAATGCCGGTGTCGGCCCACCTGACGCCTGCCCATCCGACCGGTACACGGCGCACGCCAGCATCGGATCCGTTGCCGAGCGGAGCATCGTGCGGGTGGGTGGGGTGGTGAACAGGGTTGCGTAGGCGCTGTTGGGGCTGATGATGCTCACCCCAGCAACCTGTACACCTATCCGTGTCCGGTACAGGATCGGCCGGTTGGGGGCCATCTCGAAGTCGCTGAATGTGCGGGTTTGTGCTTGCTGCGGCGCGAACACTGATCCCATCGCTGTGCTGTTTTCCTGGAACCGGACCGGTGTCCAAACCAGGGGTCCACCGGACGCTGGTTTGTCATCAACCGCGGTGGTGCCTAATCCCCACCCGATCCGGGTGACATAAATGTCGACGCTGTTGGAGCCGGTGTTGTTTTGCAGCAACAGCCTGGCGCCGGAACCCACACCGGTGCCGGTGACGGTGATCTGCTGCGGGCTGGTGGTCAACGTGGGGGTGCCACCGGTGGTGGTGGAGTTGACCGTGCCGTCGTCGTTCAGCCATTCAATCTTCGGGGTGACCGCCAGGGTGCTCGTGCCGACCCACGCCCAAAACGATCCGGCATGGCTGGATCCGGCGACGACCGGGAAGTTCCAGTCGGTTTCGGGGGTGTTCTGCGACGACCCGAGCCGCAAAATAGTGACGCTTGAGGCGGGGTCACGGGGCTGCCAATGCAGCATCCCGTACGGTGCGCCGCTAGTAATCAGCTTATCCAGCGGCACCCACTCCATCAGATCCTTCGTGATGTCCCATTTGAAGCCATAGGAGGGGTCCTGCAGCTGCGACCCGGCGGACGCGACCTGTGGATGTGCCCAGTTGTCGGCGGGTCCGCGGCGGGGACTGACCCGATCCCCCCGCTCGAGATACAACACATGGTCGTCGATGGACACACCGGGGGTCCAGGTGGTGGAGGAACCGACGGCGAGGCTGGCCTTGTCGATGCGGTGCACCTCAGCGCCGGCAGCGGTGGCCTGAACCTTCGCGAGCACCTCAGCTTGTACCGCGTTGCCGGGGGCAGCGGCGGTGCAGAAGGCTTGCGTGTAAACCCCGGCGCCGGTGGTGTCGGTGACGTTGGAGCCATACACGTCGGCGCCGATCGCCGTACCTGTGATGGAGAGCCACCTGATCCCGGCGTTGCAGGACCGGCCGGCGGTGGCGGCGTGGAACGACACGAGCGCGGTGTAGGTGACCAAGCCATCAACCTTGGGTTGCCCATTGCCGTCGATGGGGGAGCGGTACACCATGTCGCCCGCTGCGCTTGACGACATTTGCAGTGAATGGGTGCCGTCCGCCGCGTCGGTGGTGGATGAGGTGGGTGCGGCCCCGTTGGTGACCGCGACCCACCCGCCGAGGCTTCCTTCAAACGATGCCGCATCAGAGTTCAGGAGGTTAATGGGTGCGGTGACCGTCAACGCAGCGCGGTAGTTAAGCGGTGAGCTGAGAAGCGAAGTAGTCAGGGTGGGGGTGTACGGCGCGGCGAACACAATCCCGAACGCCGATGACACTGCCCACACCGAGTACCAGGCTTGCCCTTGCGGCCCGGGCCAAAACATGGCCGCTTTCACGTACGCCTTGTAAGTGACTCCTTGCTG